CGCATTGTCCTTGTTATAATCTCTACGCCAGCCATACCAGCCACCGCCTTTTCGATGTGCTCTGTATTCCAGATAGCCTACCTCAGCCGCATTACCCTTTGTCTTTGCTCTAAACGCTACGATCGGCTTTCCCATCCATCCGGAATAACCGTTAGAATTGGTATTATTATAATTTGTTACTTCAGACTGCCAGCCTTTTCCCTGTGCATTTGCCTGATGAGCTACATTAATTTTACCAGATGCTGTAGGCGTGGACGGCTTCGGCGTAGTGATTCCTCCGGTGCTTGTTCCTGTGATCTTTGCCTTAAATGCCGCCCATGCTGTCTCGTCCACAAAATAGGCAGGGCAAAGTTTTCCGGTTACGTCATAATGCCGGATCACACGGTCAATCGGGATATTATACTGTTTCATTTTTTCCCGGACAATAGTGATTGCGTTTTCCTGCGTTTTTGCAGTCGCTTCATATTTTCCATTCTTTACGGTATCACACATCTCAATATTGAGTGTATTGGCATTTGTAGCTTTCCCATACAAGGAGCCACCCTTTGTATTAGAGTATTTATTACCACCAACACTATACGCCACGTAGTTATCTGGTACAGACTGTGTACAACTATCGTCATCTACAAAAATATGTGCTGATGCGCCTCTGTTAGCACCGTTAAAATATTTCCCATTGTTTTCATCGCTATCTCCGTCATTTGCCGTATAGTGTAGTACAATGTACTTAATTGTTGACGTACTCCTCTTATTTCCATAGTTACTTCTGTGTGCGAGATTTGTTTTTCTAATCATATAGCTACCTCCTTTAAAAATAAAAAAGCGAGTGGATCAATGCCACTCGCAATTTACGTGTTCAAATACCAATTATTTTGTTTTAATCTTGAATCTTTTCAAAATACGATCCTACTAATGCTGACGGAGCAAAGAACAGTTTTTCTTTTTCTCCGTCATGTTTCCCATCTCGTTTGGCAAGATAAATTTGTTCACCTTCCGCATAATACTTGCCGTATTCATATTCAAATCCGGATGTAGTTACACTGTCAGGGACAGGAATCGGATCTTCTAAAGTTCCTTCATGCCCTTCAATAACTTCCATCCAAAGAGTTGGATCAGCTCCTGGATACCAGTCTTCTTGCTTGTTATGATCCTTTTGTAAATTCCAAAGACGATTATCATATGTACGACGCTTGTCATCAGGATTATCCATTGAATAAGCATATCCTATAACGTCTTTTCCCCATGCATTATACAGATTCTTGACCTGTAATGCTTCTACATCTGAAAGCTCTCTTGCCTGCATCCGAGCCAAAAGAATAGCACTATTTAACAATTCTCCACCTTCAAATTGTGTCTGCTGGTTGAGCATTTCATCTTGTAAGATGGAAACTTGTTCTTGCATTTGCTTAATTTTAGAACTGATTTCATCTTTAATCATTGTAACTACAATAGATCCATTATTCATTTCCGTAATAGAATAATAACTATAAGAAACAAGGGGGTCCATTAGTGGATACCCTTGTTCATTCATTACTTCAATTACGGCAATGTTTTCTAACGTATTAAAATTTCTTTTAATAGTATCATATACACCGGATGTTATTATAATTTCTGCCTGAGAGGTTTCAACGCCATCAATAGATGTAGGGTTTATGTTGACAACACCATCATACATAGTACCGTTTGCTAATTTAATTTTCATCTTTCACATCTCCTTTTCATGAACTGTTTATCACATTGCAACCGCAATTACCTGCGCCCCAAAGGCAGTTGTACTAGGACGGTACTTGTGCAATGTAAACTGCGTAGTAGTAGCACCGTCAGCCCATACCAAGGTACCGCTTTGCCCTGTCTGTGCTTGCACAATTACAACCGGCGCTTTACTAAAAGCTTTTGGGAACTTCACAACCTGCGTCTCCCAGGTATTTGCTTTTGATATGCTGACGGATATTGAAAATGCCTGTATGTTTTGCTCAATTTTAGTTACTCGACTTGTAACACTGCTGATGTTACTTTTATTCGTATCAACTTGAGAAAGATATGTACCAACATTTTTACCTCCTATAGTTGTTGTTCCAGAAAATGTAGCAGTACTAGTAAAATAAGAGGGTAAAGCGACTTCGAATCCATCCTTTTCAGATGCTTTACCAATGGCCAATCCTTTTCCCGTGGAACGCCAGTTGAGTAACAAAGAAGTGGTAGGTACAGTCAATGTACGTGATACGCTCGTAAAATTATCAGTAATAGTCAGTTTGATCTCATAACTGGTTGTTGCTGCAAAACTTCCCCCCAATGCTCCTGTCGCAATACTTATACTATAAGAAGAAGCAGTACCAGATGTTAAATTTGAATAACTGCTTGCAGTGCTTGCCTTATATTGAATTAAATAAGATTTTTTGTTTTTGCTATTCAAAGAAGAAATAGATCCTGTAGCTGAAATCTTTAGATAAGTACCAGAAGAAGAGGCAGTACCAGAACTATTAACTCGACTTGCAGTAAAAGTAGCAATTGATGGGGTAGAATAAGATAACACTGAAATAGTTGTGCTTTTAGAAGCAGATCTGCCACGAGAATCTTTCACGGTGGCAGTAATTGTAATTGTACCTGTAGTGGTAATTGCAGGAGCAGTAAAAGAAGAACCAGAATAAGATGTACTCCCAATTTTTGTTGAGTAAGAACTAATAGTACTTCCTTGCGCTCCAGAGGCGCTAATCGTCACTTTGGGTCTTGATTTTCCTTGTACATAACCGCTATATGTACTATAATATCCAGATGCATCGCTGACAGACAGAGAGGATATTGTTGGTACGACAGAATCAGGAACAGTACAATGAAAGTTAATAATTTTTTCGCCAATTTGCGTATTCCCATTATATGTAATACAACGTATTCGTCCATTCCCTGATGTCTGATTTTTCATTCCACCTATAGAAGCCCAACTTAAAGATGTATTAAACGAAACAGAGGTAGAAGTGGTTTTTGTTGCTACTGTAGTCCAGCTTCCCACATAAAAGTCATGTTGAATCGTATGTGTAAAAGATGACGATGCTCTGTTAATACTAACAGTGATCTTTCCACCTAAAGCCACAGATGTAGGGCTACAGGTAATAGTAGAAGCTCTAGGGATCGTAGAAAGTGACATAGAACCACTTTTGGATGCAGTACCGATATATCTACCATTCCAACTAATATTCATAGTCAATGAAAAGCTAAAATTAATTGATTTAGTACCATCTGCATTATGTGAAATAGTAGTAGTGCCAGAAGCAATTGTTTTACTTCCACTACCACCAATTGTTGTTGTGCCAGATTTTACCGTAGAACCATTAATGATAATACTAAAGCTTTTTGAAGCGTTGGATGAAATAGCAGATGGGCGATTAATCACAAGACTATAATTCACTGTCGATGTATTGTTTGCAACACTTTGAGATGTCTGAGTTACGGTCAATGTGACAGTAGGATTCACGGAGTTAATACCCGGATTGTATGTAATTGAAGCCATAGATCACGCTCCTTTCCACGTAAAATAAAAAAATCACATGCTAAGAAACCAGCATGTGACTTAAAAAATTCCAAAACTTAAACTCCCATTGTCTTCTGGGCGAAAAGAAAATTTTCCTAATTTCATAGATGTTTCAATAGTTGCTTGTCCAATATGCAACGTACTTGAATCAATCCAAGCTACCTTTGTTGTTCCACTGCGAATATACAGTCCATTACTATCAATTAGAACATTATAACCACTAGCACTAGACTTAATTACTAATCCAGAGGAAGAGAAATCAAAAGAAGTATTTAAAGTATTTTGGACACTATTAATTGCATCCTGTACTTCATGAATATCAATACTAACACCATCTACTGTTTGTAAAATAGAAGAGTAATCTCCTTCTGCATCTTGAATTCGTTGTAGAATATTATTTAGCGCAACACTTAAACTAGAAGATGAGCCTCTTGCGCTTTCAATTTCTGCGGAAATCGAATCGGACGTTTGCTCTAATCGGCTAAGTTTTCCAGATAACGAAGTGACTTGAGACATGATTCCGGCTGCAGTTTCTTGTACAGTTGTAATAGAGTCTTCGGTATCTTCTGTGGACGGGCACCATGCGGTAGGGGTATATCCTTCTTCCAACTTTAGATTTTTTATATAAACTATGATATTTTTACTAAAATTGTAACTATAAACATAAAAATGTATAGACTTTGAGAAATCGACATTATTGTTTAATGGAACTTTGACGAAGCAACGTCCCCATTGATTAATGGGAAGATTTGTAACTTTATACTGTCCTGATCCAAAAGAAATAGCAGTATCACCAGATTTTGTATAATAGAACCCACCATAAACTTGTCCTCCATTCCCTGTTGCATAAGCATCAAAAGATAGAATATAGCTATCTGCCACATACTTAATGGTAGATAAATTCTGAGAGATTCCTTTCCAGTTACGGGTTCCATCACTTTCATTGAACTCCATGACGTTATATCCAAAAGTATCATCGTTTACATGTGCGTGGTAAGATGTAGTGGGGTTGGTAATCCCACTATTATATCCACCCCAGCGAGTAGCATATATATTTTCATGCTTATTTGTTCCGCTGTCTTGTTCAGATGTTCGACTGAAATCAGAATTGAATAGAAGATTAGTCCCCCCGCTTGCAAGATCTTCAGGAGCCATTGTCCAATCAGTCGCCTTATTGCCTTTCTCGAGTTTAATCCAATGCAAGATAGAAATCTCTGTAATTCCCTCTTTTGGCATACGATACAGTGACGCTAATGCATATTGGCTCATAATCGTATCTGGCACACGATCAGTATAATAGTCGGAAAACGTAAAGGTCTTAGAGATAATTTGTTTAGAGGTTCCTGTTACTGGGAATTGAGCTAGAACTTTATATCCGTCAGAACAATAGAAATCAAAGCGAGTAACTCCAGAAGCGGGAGTGACGCAAATTGTAACTGTATATTGCTGCCCTTTTTGATATAATTCTGTTGGATAATAACCTGCTAATTTGTAAGAATTAGTAGAATAACTGACCCCAGATCCAAGTAGTAAGTTTTTCCCACCAATTTTAATATTTGAGATAGTAGTATTGATACCATTTGCAGATTGTTCGATTGCAGAATTCATCTGAGAAGTAGTAGGATAGTTTTTAAGACTTTCTTTTGTAGCATAAGTACTTGATACAGTACTCTTAAATCCTGTTACATCTTGTTTTAATTCTGAGTAATTGTCTTCATTATCCTGCACTCTCGTTGTGATAGATTCGATTGTTTGGGTGATTTTCGAGAATTTCTCACTGATATTAGAATCGTTTAAATTGTATGTAGCACCACTGGACTTTTCAACATAACCACCTTGGATTTCACTGTTATAAAGTTCTACCCAGTTTTCACCATCGGAGCTTACCTCTAATCGATGATTATAAGCACGGTTATCACTATAATAATGCCATACACGAATAGAATCTACATCTCTGTGGATCTCACCAAGATCAAGCTGTAAATATACCCACAGGCCGCCACCGGAGACAGTAATATATGGACTGGAAGCAGTACTTCCGTCAGTATAGAGGTTCAGATTTGATGCTGATACAGAAATATGGTTTGAATTAAAGGCTTTTGCCGTCAATCCTTTTGCAATGTTTCTATCACCAACCATGATTTGACATTCTACATAATGATTACCATCGTTCGATGTACTTCCGTGTAGCCAGTCACGAATATAGCGAATAGATGTGGGAATAACATTCTGTTTCGTCCCAATAACAGATTCAATCCTATTTGCCTTTTGTGATACTTGGGAAATTTCCCCATCCAAATCCTCCACAGTACCTTTGATTTCGTTTGCGGTCTGTGTAAATTCAGATTTCACAGAATTGACACTATCTTTTGTTGCATAGGTTTCTTCCACGACCTGAGTAATGTGATCCGCTGTCTGTTCCACATAAGAACGCTGCTCCATACTTATGCCAATTTCGTTGTACATTAATGGAGGCGTATACAGTTTTGCACTATGGATTCTATTTGTTTCAGTATGAGAAAACATTGCTAAAATGGCATCTGTTTCATTCACCCATTTCCAGTCTTTTTGATTTTTTTGAGCTAGATCATATGATTTCCAACCGAAACCACTCTGGAACCACACTAAGAAAGTAGTGTGAGCATTTAGAACAAGAATATCTCCATCTTCATTCACAAGGATACGGTCAGATTCATCAGTCAGTATCCACTGATAATTAGTTAAAAGAGATTTATCAATACGCATTACTAAATAGATAGGAGTATCTACGACATTAGCAACATTAGTATTGATGCTCATGTTCGGAACAACAACTTTAGCTGCATTCCACATTATCCAACCATCATCTTGATTTTCTTTAGAGTGGACATAAATCCAATTGTCCTTTGCTGTTTCCAGATCAGAATAGTTTACTTTCCAGTTGATTCCAGATTGTCCTTCGATATTTCCAATAGCATCTTCAAAATCGCTTTTTGATACATATGTATCCGAAACCTCAGTTCTGAACCCTTCAACCGTTTGTTCCATTTCACTAACTTTTTCAGTTAATGAAGATACTGTAGAGCCATCTGCTTTTTTTTCTACCTCTGTTTGAACATCTTTAACAGTTTGTGTTATACCTTGAATTGTTATTTTTTGTTCAGTAACCTGATCACGAATAGTATTAATTGTACTATCATCATAATTATTTATTGCTTCAGTTATATCAGTTTGCCATACTTTATTTGTAATAAACTGCTCTACATTATCGACTTTGGTTTCTAATCCTTTCATGGTTGTAGTGATCTCTTCAATAATTGGTTTGAGATTATCACTATCTTTTAATAAAGGAATTGTTTGTCTATCTAAAGTTACTGATACTTGATCTGCCTGACATAATGTACACCGAATACTATGAATATCTGATGAAGATGGAGTATAAGTAACAGTATTTTCGTTAGTTTCAGAAAGATATTTTGTGTCATATTTAACTCCATTTGCAGACTCTTCAATCATAAATAAACCATTATAATTGCTTCGTTCTACAGAATTACTCAAGCGAGAATAAGCATTAAAAGTAATAGATTCTGGAGTCAATGTATCATCTAAATTTTTGCTAATAACATAAGATGAAGCTTCTAGTTCATATATTGTCATCGACCCTTCAGCACCATCTTTAGTTTTGCTCCATGTAAAATGTTTTACGAGTTGTTGATCACTAATAGAAAATGTAAGAGTAACATCACCTGTTAATATAGATGGATTTCCAAAATCGGCACCTTTCGTAACATTTAATATAATTAATCCATCTTCTTCTTTTGTTGCAGGGGTATTCGATCCTAATGTGACTCCATTTGGTAATAATCCAACAACAGCAGTAGCGCCAACTTTTTCAGTACCAACATATCCTTGAAATGGTATATTAATCAAAAATCCTTCAGATACAACACCTTCATCTGTACAAGGGATATTCTGCGCTTCATTTCCAATAATGATATTAATAGCAGAAATTCCATCTTTCCCTTGCTGTGCAAGAGTCCAAGTCATATCCTTAAAAAATACCAACCCATCAATAGAGATAGGAATTCGGAAAGAACCATGATCAGCAGTAATCTCTACATTATCTTCCACAGAAAGAGTAATTGTATTTTTTGTTTTACTAACAGTAATTCCATTTGCAGACACAACTTCTCCGATTGTAAAATTAGATCGTTCTTCAGTACCTTGGAAAACAGTGACAGTAGAAGAGTAGGACTGAGCGGATGTAGCTATGTGAGTTCCATAATCTACAGCGAAACTAACATTTTCGTTTGATAAGATCACTGTGTAAGCATCTGTGCCATTTTCACCCTGAATTTTAGACCAGGAATAATCCGAGGGAATTTCGGATTCAATTATACTATCTTTATTATAGGCAATTCCAATGTATATTGCCCCATTAGGATCATCTGTTAAATCCGATCCATCGGGATTTTGGGAGTACTTTACCCAAAAGTATTTTGAATCGGCAGATACGCCATCTTTACCGTTTTGTAGAATCACTATATCTAGTTCATTACTGCTAAAAACCACATATACCGCCTCCTTTCATCAATAAAAAAGACTATTGATTTCTCAATAGCCTTAAATCATTTTTATTTTTAATCAACACCTTACGGTTTCTATGTCTTGAAAATGTACATCCATAATCTATGAGGTAATGCGGTATCCAATCCTCGTGACTATTTTCCTTTAACTGCTTTAAAATATTTATCTGCTGAGATGAACGGTATATTTTTCCTTCTCTTAACATATATTCCACATAGAGATATTTAAAGGAGGAATCGTATGCCAACTCATGAATATATTAGAGTTTCGGTAGAAGCAAATCTGTTTTTTCAGAGGATTATGAAAGAGCATCTATTTTTCTTAATGACAAACTTACAACCTGCTGCCCACAAGTGCATAGAAAAAGCAAGTATATTGCAAAAACGATTTGAACAGCTACTTAACGAAACTTTACATTGTGCAAGCGGAGTTATATCTGAAAGTACCATCCAATCAAATGAATTAGTTACCCCCTATACTTTAAAGGCAGAAGAGTTAAATTCGCGACTTACTGGGGTAATGATTGATACAAGGATAACAAAATTGGAACAAGCCTTGACCGATGGAGGACTGCATTACGATAACCAATGTTTAGCAGCGTCCGTTGATAACCTAAATCGTAATTCGTTCCATTTGCTACAGGAAACGATTTCATTTCAGAAGTATTTGTTATCTCAATCATCGAATTGCAACATATTCATATCTCTTTATCCACAAATGTTAGATCATGATACCAGAGAAGCGGAACATTACTTAGGCATATTGAAAAGGGTTTTAAATGACCGGTTTCCAAAGGAAACTTTATGTGATCAGCTTAACTTTTGGAATACGATTATGGCAGAACATGCAGAATTTATTGACGGGATGTTAGATCCGACTGAATCAGGTCTCAAAAAAACTGCCGAGGCAACAGCAAAAGAATTTGAGAAGTTAGCAAATGAGTGTATATATACTGCCGAAAACCAAATTTTACAAAGCAGTTTGTATGCTACAGAAGAAATCCGGTCGTTTAAGACGAAAGCAACCGAGGGGCTGCTGGCATGTAGGATAAAATCCATCATTCCACCATTGCTCGCAGACCATGTGCTAAGGGAAGCGAATCACTATTTGAGATTGATGAAAATGAAGGAATATTATGTCCTGTGCTAAATTGTTCTCATCGGATGGAAAGTCCATAATATCATGATTTCCGGAATAGATACAAAAACAACCTTTCAAATCGGAGGGTTGTTTTTTGTATCAAATATATTCCCTTGGCAAGAATAGATAAGTATTGAAAAAGCATTTTTCGTTTTCTTTTCCCTAATTACTTGATGGTAAATCCACATCAGTCCACGGTCTCGCTCTGATCTCCATATAAATGCCCTCCTACTCTTCGACTTTCTTCCAGTACGCCGGATACTCGTCAGGGTTCCAAACAACTGCCACTCCATCTGGTGCGATACAATCATATTTTTCGCCTTTCCAAGTAATGCCATCACCCTTGTAATAAGCGTCATGCGCTCCTGTAGGCTGTTTATATTCCGGGTACTTGTCCGGTTCTGGTTCCGGCTCCGGTTCTGGAATATCTGTCCCGCCCTCTTCGAGAGCTTTCTTGATTGCGTCAACATCCTGCTTTAATATAGCGACAGTACCGATCGTCTCATCTAGTAACTCTCGTAATTCGTCAACCTGAGACGGCAATCCAGCATAGCTGTTTTCCGGTGTCGCCTTTTCCCTTGCAAGTGCGATCAATTCCGTTTCCTGCTCGTCCGTGATATCTCCCCGGACGCAATTCTTCTTAATCTTGTTAAGCATGTCCGACAACTCATAGTCCCCGGACAAGATAACCTGTTTGATAATCTCATACATATTTTATACCTCCTGCAATGCCTGTGTTTCCAATGCCGACAATCTTGCGGCTGTTGCGTTTTCCAGCTCTTCCAATGCAATTTCATTCCTCTTGGCCGTGCAATACGCTGTTGTGTTTAAAGCCCCGTCCTCGTTTCGTGGCAATAAAAACTGATTCTGGATTTCCGCATCCGACGGAACACCGACAATCGTCAGCTCCGTTTCCTCATCACATGCCATGATGCTGTATAGGGCTTTCATGGCTTCGGATGAAAGGGGTTCTTCGGTTGGTGTGGCTAGTTCATAGACACAAGAAACCGGATTCTCTTGTAACCACTCTTGAAATCCGGCTATAGTATTATTGTCTAAGTATCCAGATTCAAAATATATATTAATGTCGTTTCCAATCCATATCGATGGCGGTTCAACAGAGGTAGCATGTTTAAATCGATTTGATACTATATCGGCATTTACTTTCTTTTCTTTGTATTGACTAGTATAAAATTGATTTGTGTTGGATTTACCTTGCACCCAACCCTCATCTTCCGAACCATCGAAAACCTCCTGTTTCCATTTCCTTAACAGCTTATACTCCCCATTACGCCTTACGATCTTATCCCCCTCAAACAGCGGGTAATCGACAGGGATATACGTTACATTGGACTGATAAGGGACGAATTCGTTAGTGGGTTCCGACAACCCGGCATAGACATTTGTAAATATCGCATATGCGTCAGCATCCACCTGCGACGATCCGTCATTTACATACATATTTAAAGCCAAATCAGATGCTTCGTTTGTATCCAAGTCATCTGGTATTTTAACACTCATCACCTGTCCGGCCTTGCTATACGAATATGTTAAATAGGTACGCACGGATGTATTACCCTTTATCGTCATTAACAACATTCGGGGATTATAATTACCGGATCGCTGGATAGCATCAGCTTTGACGTATATTGTTTTTCCTAAAAACTTTTTAATGTCACCTAAAACGAACCAAACTCCGGGAGCTGACCTGCCGTCTGTAGTCGGCCGTATTGTTACTTGGTTGTCAAAAATAGTTTCTCTTCCGAAGCTGTATAGTATTTCTCCGGTTAAATTAAGCAAATTCTTTCCCTTAGATTTGACACATACGGCGTATTTATCATTGATGGTTACGGTAATGTGTTTGGCTGATGCAACCGGTATAGGCTCGCTAGCCGGATTAATTACAATGTTACAATATGTGGTATCTTGTGGAGCAACGCCTTCAATTTTTCTGACGCCAACCTTATTTACTCGTGATATAAATGTTCCATCGGATTTATAGAAAAATATCGAGATACCTGATCCATTAATTACATTTTCATACTCAAATATTATTTTATCACCCGGCTTACATGGAATAGGATTTTTGTTACAAAGTGCTACGGTGGCAGGCTTAAACGTTCCATCCGATACCTGGTAATATCCCTGCAACAACTCCCCATCAAAGAATCCCATATCCCCCACACCATGAACAATCTGAGGATAGTCAGGATTCGGGGAAGGCTGTCCTCCAGTGTAGGGTTCCCATGTTTCAAGTGGTGAATCGAGAGAAAGCCAGAGGTTTTTATAAGTTACCGAATCCGATGCAGATGTATTCGGTTGATTATTTGCATATAAATATACCGAAAGATGATCCACATTTTCTTCAAATGTGTCGGGAATCTTCAAGCTTCCGCCAGATCCAATCGTTCCTACGGACGATAACGAACCATTTCCACCGCTTTCTTTGAATATTACTACTCTAGGAGTTCCGTTTCCCGTCTTCTCTGTCGTAAAGTCGCTCGCATAAAGAGTTTTTCCTTTTAATTTCTCTAATGTGAATGGAAGATTAAATCTTACGAAAGCAGATGCTCCATTAGTTCCAACAGATGTCACAAGAAATAGTTTTCCGTTATCGCTAATTTTACACGTTGTATTAGACAACAAACTGTAATTGTCGGGCATTATATTCAGCCCTTTTGTCGTATCCTGTTTGATGTACCCCTCAATCTGTTCCGGGATGGCGTTTCCATAGGCGGTAGGAGAGAATGTAACGGTATTAGAAAAGATAGTTTCGCTGATCGGGTTCTGCGCCTTGATGTCAGAATCAACTTTACTAATAGCGTCTTTAGTAGCTTTTGCATCAGCAGCAAATTTGCTCTTTGATAATGAAGAGTCAATCTTACTTTCAATGGCGGTGGATAACGAAACTTGTTGTAGTTTACCGCCTTTATTAATATAGATTTTGTCAGTAATCGCCACAGAAGGAGTAGAATCCACTGTAGTAATGTCTTTTGTATTTGATAAATCTGCCATATAAATACCTCCTGGGAAGTGCCAATATGACGAGATATTACTCTACAATCAGAGTGTGAAGCTAAAGAAATATTGGTATCTATTCTTGCATCTACTATTTTTGTGCCCCATCTATTTCAACTTTTCGTTGTCGTTGACAAGCACTTTAGATGTAGAAGTAATGCTCGACATATTGTCCACATCCAAAATATTTTTCTTAGCTTCGCTATCTAATAATGTATCTTGCGAATATTTTTGCTGGGGGGGGGTAGAAATAACTAACTTATAGTCCTCCACAAATGTATTTTTTATATTTGTATCGCTCACCAAAATATCCTCCTTTGCTAAATATCAATATCGACATCGCAACGAATACGCTTTCGAATAACCGTAGGATCAATGTCGATAGTAATTTGTTTACTTGTTCCAATCGTTGTCCAGGTAGATTCATCATTTTTCGCCATCATCCAACTATAAGAATTTGGGGTGATTTCCTGAACTCCTTCATATACCGTACAGGTACATACGGTAGATTTGATTGTAGTTTTATCATTAAATGCAGTACCCTTATCACTTGTGATAATAATAGAAATAGCAGCCTGTCCGGCGACACCTTCGGAGTCTGAAATTCGATAAATCGTCATAATATCATAAAGATCTCCTAAGCTGTCAGTCACTTTCACAACCGCAGAATCTCGTTTTGACATAAAAGAAGATGGAATCGTAATCGACATTCCATCCTCAGATATATATTCTGTATTCTCCACATCATCAATGTACCACTTTCCAACTTCTACATTATTCCGGCAGACTGCACGGAGTGTGATAGAAGCAGGAGTCATGACACCTTGGACTTCCCTAAAAATCTGATCTCCCATGATAGAAATAGATCCGATCCGGTTGGCTAGGTCTTTAACTTTTTCATATGTCTGGTTTACTTTCTCGATTGTCTGATTGTAAGAAACTTCAAATTTTTCATCGCCAAAGTACATCTTTCCGATCTGGAAAATCTTGTTTCCTTCCTCATCTGACCATTCCAAGATTCCAGTTTTATCAATTTTCGATTCTGTAATAGCACCATCAGCAACCATATCAGTCTTGATTAAACCATCTTCAATGGCAGATTCTTTGATACCCTCAGAATCAATAAGGACACCCTTTCCGGTTTCATCGTACAGAACGAATGTAAAGTTTCCAGTTTCATCTTTGCCAAGCTGGATACGCACAATATCATTTTCATCTTTAAATTGCATCGTATTTCCCACAATAGTCATAGAACCATCATCAGATACAATGTTAAATTTATCGGATGAAATCTCTCCAGCTTTCAGCATGGATACGGTAATCTGTGATGCGATCAGATCCTTGATAACAGCTTCATCAATACGGACATTCTGCGCTGTGAGTTCAATCAGATGACCTAATTCGGCACTGACATTACCAGCAAGCAGATTATTAATCTTAGCAACAAAAGCTTTCAGCTTTTCAAAAGTACCACTATTTGCCACAATCTGATCCACAGCAATCAATTCAGCTTGGATATACTGAAAAAATCCGTTGTTCCCATAAATGTCACCAGCTACTAAATAATCATGATAATTGTCAGATGAATTATTAATAATATTTTGTACTTTATTATTAAAGGAAGAAGATTGCAAAAGACGCTGTAAGACCTGATATATATTCTCGTCAGTAATCTGAAAACTAGAAGAGTAGGAATTTGATGAAGAAGCATTGCTGAGATTGTTACTCATATTAAGCAAGGAAATGAAGTCATGTCTGGTTTTACCAGACTTCACCATATTGGAAAATGAAATGGTAAAATTATTGTCGTACAGGAATGGATTGTATGACATCTGCGAAACACGCAGTTTTACATAATAATCATCCCGAATACCGAGACGAATGAAATTCCCGTAGTCAATATCGTGTGCATGAAGTTCATTTCCACTAGCAGCAAGGATATTATCCATGGTAGTTGCGTAAATTGTCTGAGGTACAGCGTAAACAGCGATATCATCTAAAGCTGTCTCACATAATTTCTGTTGGATAGTAACTGTATCAGACAATCCATCTACTGAACTGACAAAGATATTTTCATTTGTATAGGTACTCTGATTCAGAAGATGATTGATTTCAGATAATTCCTTTGTAGTAAATACGTTAGCTGGAACAGCTTCACCGTCAACTTCTTCAATACCTGTCCAGGTATTCATATCCATATTTTTAGCAAGAGCAGATCTGGATTCATTCACTGAGGTTTGTTCTGATTCCTTTCCCGTAACTTCTTCTTTCCTCTGTTTCAGAGCATAAGCACAGGAATCGATATGGTTTTCATCTAACTGTAGTGCATTCTTTTCGTACTCTTCATGCTTATCTTCGAATCCACTTTCTGTTAAGACGGGATATTTGTCTGGATCGGACTGCGAAAGTTCTTGATATCGCTCCCACGTCAAATCATAATGACTCTTTTTCAGCAGATTCACAATGTCCTGATAAGACTGCAACTTCACTGTCAGTTCATTTACACCATAATAATCCCAATTCGTCTCATAGGCTTCCAGATAATCTTTTTCACCTTCTGATGTAGGAAGATCACGGTTATCGATTTCGATTTGAATATTTGGAAGGATTGTGTCCGCAATCTGATGATAGATATTGGCATCGGGGGATGCATTAAGTAAGTCCATATCGAAGTGACCCTCGTCATCGACGTAGATTTTTTCATATCCCAGCTTTTGTGCTTCATAATCTGCTTTCAAAGAGAGCAGTTCTTCATCGCTGAGATTCTGCCAATTCTCCGGGTTACAATCGGAAACAGGCATCCGGTCGTTTAATTCCGTAATTTCATCTTGCAGTGTGTTCCATTGCCGGGAATAATCAGCGTAGGTATATCTTGCGGAATCACAAAAAGCTGACCATTTCTTATACTTCTCAATCGAAGAAGTACTAAGATATTTTTCATTTAAGAAATAATCTGAAAGGTAGATCAGATAGTTGCTACCACCGTTGACCTGTTCAATCCCTAAATCATCGCCACCTGTGACACGAAATTTTGTGAAGATATTATCTTCATCCACGGTTACATCATTTGTATTTTCGACATTTCGGAAACCGATCGTAACATTGGTATCTTCACCATAATTCTCGACACGGTAGAAATTCACCTCAAAATTTAAATAATCAAATTCTACAATACAGTTAAAATATTTCTCAAAATCCTGAACCATAAAAGAATAGGCATCACTATAATCAACATCAAAAGTACCTACTTCATCTGCAAGTTTGACTGAGGTAGTAACCAATTCGCCGTTTTCATAAGTTTCGTAAACTTTAGGAATTGGATCGACATATCCTACTTTCCATCCAGTAACCTTAGATACTAAGATATCTACCAAGCTGAGTTCAGGATTACTTTTATGCTGAAATTTAATGTTTTCTTTCGCAAACTCAACACCCTCGATTTCCTCTACATTGCCATCCACCAGCATTTCTAAGGAATCTGTTGTCCCACGGTTTACCTTCCATTGATCTAAAGGAGCTTGCCCATATTCTTTTTGAGCAGAATACGCATTGATCGTTTTATATTCCCTATTGCCAGTATGATGGCTTGTCGGAGTATCCATGATGAACCATCCTACATTTGAAATGTAAAGCTTCATATTTTTAGATACTAATTCATACCCGTTTGCCTCAACTAATTTATCTTCAGTTTCTACATGTTGTTCTATATTAAAAGAAATAGAGGAAAGGTCATTTCCGTTTCCGGTGAAGTTTACAGAGTGGACATCAATAGAATTCAATGCACACAGAATCGTTCTGTCCGGTTTTGCGAGATAAGCACGAGACGGCTCAATCCGGCCATAGTGATCGTATAAAATCCTCAACTAGATCAGCCCTCCTTTGTGCGGTTCTAAGTAAGAAATCCGAAGCGAAAAGTTTCCCCTTACAAAGAAGCTATTGTTCCCATAAATAAGACGCATCCAATAGATTTCATCTTCATCTTGAATACCCATCGTATCAAACAGCACCGGTCGATCCAGCAAGTCGTAAATCGCAAGGTTCTTGGCATCCACTTTGATTTTCAGACCTTTCGACAACTTACAGTAAAAGAACCCGCCTTGACAGATGGTATACTGATTATTAGATTCAATATAGTAAGCCACGTACTTATTTTGGATTCCGTATGAGTCTTTCATGTAGAATAAAAGAGCAGTTTTATCGCAGATTGTTACTACATTCTGATGTGCATCATCATAGAGATATGTCACCGTTAGATTATTTAGAGACGCATAAGCGCTGATTTTCTGCATCAAGAGAATGATATTATTGTCTTTATCGTCCGTTGTAGATATCATTCCCGTATCTAAAATGTGACTATCTGACAAATTATGAATGAAAATTTCTTCATTGTTGCTTGGAGTAATTGCCAGAGTAGGATAGATGTAATCATAGCGATCACTGCTGCTATTAGAAACCAAGAAATTATTTACGCCAGAAATTTGCTGATCGATAGCTTTCTCAGAGTAAGAAAATGGAGAATTACATGTGAACGTACATACTAAACCATAGCAGATTCCCCATTTATCATGAGGAGTAATAGAAGAGAAGTATCCTTTTACTTTAGCTTTTTCGCCATTCTCCTTAGTTACTTCAAGCCACATATGATTTGGAGGGGAACTCAGCCATGAAGCAATAGATTCGTAATCGGACTGTTCAATTTCTAATTCTTCCTGTGACACATAGAAACTATCGTCTTTCATCAAATGGATATCAAACACCAATGTTTCAGAGTATCTTGTACCAAATCCCGTTGTTTCCGGTCGATATTTATTCATTTCACTGGATTCCATTTCTCGTGTAATAACAGATGGAAGAGAAGTATCTTCTTCAAAATTTACAGAAATCAAATGCTTCTGCGTCAATGTTTGATTATCAAATTTAAAATCTTTGCAAACTAATATCATTTCTGCTCACCTCACTTTTCACGCAAAAGGACCACAGCATAAACCGTGATCCCATTGTGATATTTTATAATTAAATACTTTTCTTAATGCCAATCTTACCGGCATCTTTATATGCCTGTTGCATTGTATAATCATATGATTTTTCCAAAAGCTCTTGCAGACCCGGCAAAGCATCTTTGTCAACAGATCCATTTACAGTAAGCAGGCTGTCATAATGGTTATTGACCACCATAGACTGATTTGTCTTTCCTACTCCTGTATTTGAAATACTTTTCATGATCGTATTCGTATTAGCTCCGAGAGTAAACAGATTTTTTGTTAAATCCGAAGGAACAACTCCATCGCCATGCTGCAACCATGTATGATCACTTCCGCCCCGACGAATAATTAATTCCTTACCCATTTCGTTGATCTTTGCAAACTGATCTTCTGATACCCCAAGAGTTCCATCTTTATACCCGCTGATCTGATTCAGCTTGACCCATCCAAGATCACTATAGTAACCCGGCTGAGGTTTTACACCAAGATGAATAGAATATGGAGCTTTAGAATTCATGTAAGTAATATAGAGATATTCCCCACGATGTTTGCTTCCAACTGGCCTAGAACCATAAGAATCATAATAGTACTTTCCGCTTTCAAATTTAACCTTATCTCCAATGCGAGGAACACCGTCACCGGTTTTCTTGTTCGTGTTGGAATTTGGGTTTGAAGGCTTCGGTTTTGGCGGATCTGGTTTCTTCGTAACTGTGACTCCGCAAGAAGCTGATAATGTACTACCATCTGTTGTCATCGCAGTGATCGTCGCAGTACCAGGCTTCACAGCCCTAACAGTTCCATTAGAAACAGTTGCAACAGCCGTATTGCTTGATTTCCAATTCAACTTCTTATTAGCAGCATCAGTCGGTCGTATTGAATATTTTACCGATCCAGATTGTCCCTCCTGAAGTGAGAGAGAAGTAGTGGTTAGTTTTAATTCTGCAACCGGACGATTCGTAGTATTCGGTTCCTGGCTGATAATGTTTTCAATGTTATCATTATTGCTTTGCGCCCCGCCACTTTGAATTGTCCCAGTATTAATGTCAGATACGGAGCCACTTGGATTATAATCAGGAGCAATTGTATTGCTGTCATTGACTTGATCTTGTGCGCCAGAAGTAGTGCCGAGATTGTCAATGTTGGAACTCATACCTCCACTTGGAGTAAATCCTGTATTTGCAATAATATCCTGAATTTTTCCATATGCTGTCTGATAATTGTTTACCACATGGTTCAGCATTTCCGAAATAACTTGTTCCTGCTTATCTGCATTATAAGTTACTTCATCAAGAGTATCTTGAAGGGCTTGATCCAGATCCTCCGACAATCCCTCATATCCTTGTTCACGAACCTCATATTCGTGATCGCTCCGAGTCTGATCAAGCGAATCCTGCGCTTCAGCTAATTGTGCCTGTAATCTCTTGAGTTCTGCTTTTGCGCTCTCGTTGTTTATACCAGAGAGGGCGCTGATCTGGGATTGAATCTGATTAATTTCTTTTGTCTGACTCTTAACATTGCGGCTGTAGTCATCATTGTCCTTTTTTGCCTGCAATAACTCTTTATGCTTATCGATACTAGACTGCATTACGTCGTTCTCTTTTTCAAGCATTTGAGTGTACAGGTCTACAATCTCGTCTCTGTAGTCTTCAACTACTCCAACGGAATCACGAATGGAAGAAAGAAAATCTTTTTGCTGTTCTTCATATTCGGAAGTAGAAATATTACCGTTTTCGAGATCTTCGTTTAATTTCTTTAAAGCCTCTTGATAATCTCTGATTTGCTGCTTGGCTGCATTCATAGATTGGCTAATTAAAGCCACATTGGTAATACCTTCGGCAGTCAGACCGCCATTCTTACCAATAAACGCATCATCATTCAATAAGCTGCGAAGATCATCTGTCTCTGTGATTAAATCGCTCAGAGCTTCTTGGCCGTCAAAGAATGGTTGCCATCTAACTTCCCAAATCCGGTCTTTAAGATCCTCAATATTTTCTAATGCATCATAAATCGAATCGTCCAGATCGGCAATCTGATCAGCAATCTCTTGATATCGGGTAGAACCAACAGCATACAATGCCTGCTCTTTCAAGAGAGCATTTCGCTTATCATAATTTGCCTGAATTTGCTTATTAGAGTTATCTAACTGTTCCTGAAGATCGGATTCTGATACGTCTTCTCCACGAGATTCAGTATAATCCGTTCCATTCTCTAAACGCTTCGCAGATCGATCCAACGCATCGATGACCTGTTGTAATTTTGTGTAATCTAATTCACGAATCTGATCCTGCAATTCAATTAACGAATTGCTGGATTCTATAATTTCCTGATTAAATTCATTGACTGTAGCCTGTGCTTCCAGATAAGCATCGCTTCCTTTGGCAATGTACCCTTGAGACATTAAGGAATTGAATTCTTTCTGGTAATCAGCAAGCTGTTTTGCTAGATCATTATACTTGGCTTGTTCAGCGTTCACTGAAGAAGTTAAGAGCTGTTTTACATAATCACTGGTTGCTGAAGAACCAATATTATCATTGTAAGTGATTCGCTCTTCATTTAGATCCTGTAAAGTAGAATTAACTTCAACAAGTTTATCATAGTAATCGGAAATGTATTCCAGTCGCTCTAAAGCAAGTTCACGTTGCTGCTTTTGAAGTTCTACAATCTGCTCTTCACAGTCCTTGGCTTTGTCGAACCACTGCTGATAGTCATCAATTTTCTCTTTTAGAGATTCATCCGTGATTGTTTCAATGTTGAGACTACCATCCCGAACCTGTTTCGCATAAGAGTCTGACAATCCGACAGAATTTGCCTGTGAGATATATTTGTTATATCCCTGCTGATTTGCAGAAATTTCGCTAGAGATCTGAGATAAAACTTTAGAATTTGCTTCTTGTTTTCCAGCAAGAGTAGTGGCGGCATCAATAGCATCTACTAATTTATTGGTAAGTTCACTGGATCGTTTCAGATAAATCTCTACATAATCCATTACTTCTTCAAATTTATCTTCCGAAGAAGAGCCAGACGATTTAGAAGAAGATGAAGATTTGCTTGATTTACTTGAAACATTCGATTTTCCAGATGATTTATTGGTTGAAGATGATTTTTTAGAAGAGTTGGAGGAAGCGTATGCAGGTTGTTTATGAGCAGTTGCATAACCACCTGTTCCAGGGACAGGTAATCGTCCACCATTCGCATACGCAGAACCATAAGCATAAGAAGATCCTTCAAGATAAACTTGCGCACGTCCTCCGCCAGATGTCACATATCCATTCCGTAATAGCTCTTCAGACTGTTTTGAGTTAAAAATTATGTCCCCACGTTTAAGATTTACAAACTCTGCACCACGATCACCTATGGTGGTATAACGTGAGCCACGCACCAATATTTCAGGACCCAACTCGCCTACAAGTGCAGTTTCATTACGTTCAATTCCCCAGTTACCAGAAGCAAAAGCGTGGCCAGCATTGCGATTAACTGTGCCATCTACATGAGCAGTACCATTAACATGGATTTTTCCAGCATATGGATTATTGTTTATTGCCTGTGAGATTGTTTGTGTGACTTTCTTAACAATAGTGGTAAATGTAACCGTTTTTGAAGAAGGGACACTATTTACAGCAGATGCGGTTTGATTCGCTGCACTTTGGACAGATTCAGCTCCAGTTTGAGAGATAAGTGAACTCCAACTCGTAGGAATAGATGATATAGACCCCTTGGCTTGATTAGCAGTGCTGGCAACATTTTCTCCACCAGACTGGCTTAATCGAGTAAGCCAAGATGAAGGAATATTTTGAATGGCAGACTGCACAAGACTTGCAACACCACTTGCACTATCTGTAGCTAAAAGCTCTGTTACTGTAGATTCTGGAATTCCAGTTAAACCAGAAATAACAGTAGAAACAGTGCCGGAAATACCATCGTTAGCAAGAAGCTCCGTTAAAACATCAGAAGGGATACCGCTTAATTGAGATAATACTTCCGCAATAACATCAGTAGCTCCATTATCTTGAGCATTGATTTCTACTAATTTTTCTTCCGGAATTCCACTAAGGTTAGATAAAAGTGAGATTAAATCATCTGATAAGTGATCTTCAGAATCTATTTCTACTACCTTTTCTTCTGGGATACCGAGTAAAGTAGACATAATAGAGTTACTAATTTCCTCGACCCTTTCTGCTCCTTTTACATCTGTCTCGAAATTATACTTAATTTCTCCATCTTTTTTAGAAGCTTTTTCAGCTTTCTTTTCTGCTTCCGATGTATCAGCAGTGAAAGTAATAGTACCATCTTTTTGAGTTTCAGCATCTAAAGCACGAGATGATCCATCGTCTAAAACTTCGGAATATACGATTTGACCATTTTTATTTTTTGTTGCATTTACAACGGAATTTTGCCCGTCAACTGTTGCATCAAATGTAATGGTACTTCCTTGCTGAAGTTTAGCAAGATAATCTTCGATAGATTGAGTATCTAATTCAGCATCTACATAAATTTTTTGAGGTTTCGAAAAGTAATCTTGCCACGCTGCTGTTACTTGTGATGGATCACTTTCTGCCGTAATTTCTGGATGGAGATCAGAGAATGAATTCAGAACACCTTTCTGTAATTCTTGCAGATTTGCAATGTCGGCCTGCAATTCAATTTTTTGTTTGCCGGTAGCCTTTTGCATTTTCTTCTGCAACTCAGAAATACTTGAATCAATATTCGTGATAGTTGCAGGAATTTCAATACCTTGCTGAGATAATCCCACACCCTCTTTAGCTGTACTGATATATCTATTATTCTGTGCGATCACATTAGCCCAAGCTTTATTTGCTTCGTCGCCCTCGAGACCGCCTGCAATCTGATCACGTAATTCATCAATTTGGCTCTGTATTGATGCAAGATCGTATTCAAACTTAATGTGAATAATCTGATCTTCAGTCAGCTTACTTAGATCTTTTTCAAAGATATCATACTGCGAATCCCACCCTTGAATTAAATCTCCAAGTCTGGATTTCCCAGCACCTTCCCCCATTTCATCATAAAGCTGTTTAATCTGATCTAACGAAGTTTTATATTCCTCTAATGCATCACCACTGAATAAAACATCGTCAAATTCAAATCCGTATTCTTCCAGTTTATGCATTGCAGCTTCAACTGAATTTACACCAACTCCTAAATCTTTTGCAGCTTCAGCAGTAGACTTGAATTCAGGCGTCATCTCGATTAATGATCCCGTTGTATCTTTTACTACATTGGCAATTCCAGCATCTTTAAGATCATCAACAAAATTATACATGCTCTGTAATGAGTTATCAGAATCAAACCAATTTTTGACTTTCTTATATGCTGACTCCCAAGCAGCAACATAAGCATCAGAATCATACTTATATTGATCTTCATCGATTTGAGTAGGGGATAACCATTGAGCAACTGTCTGGAAATCGTCCGTTCCAACTAACCCATTCTGATATGACTCTAACGCTTTTTGCAGATTAGAGGACATTGCATCCCATTCTGCACCCTGATTATCTGATTCCATTGCGGCTTGCACACCGGCAAAAGACCCATCTACTTTTTGAGCTGCATCCGCTGCTTCATTAGCGGCAGTAGCCATATCCTTAAAATATTGTCCAACTTCTTTTGAGGTAACGCCGTCAATACTAATTCCGAGAGAATCAAAAGCAGAAGCGATCTCGCCTACAGAAGCGCCGGAGTTCGCTAACTCCTGCAAGTAGGATTTAATTCCGGATGCTTGTGTATCAGAAAAGAAATTTTCCAGAGATTGTGCTTTCCGTTCAATCGGCGATAAATCGATCATATTATAAGAATCGATTAAGTCAGTGATATCATTATAATATGATTCATATCCTGATTTGACTGCGCCAGTTGTTTGATCAATGAAGTTTTCCCGGAGAGAAGATAAGTCAGAAATATTCGAAGATAACCCATCCTTGAGTTTTTCCGTTTGAGCTTCAATATCAGATATCTGAGAATCAATATTTTCTTTTTCTTTTTTAGAAGAGCTGGATCTTTTCTCCATTAAGGAATCTCGCCGTTTATTTAATTCTTCTAACTCAGCGATCTCATTTTTCGTAGCAGTCACGATATCCGTATATTGATACCCAGCATCACGTTCCGCACTGTAAGGCCCATCTTTAACTTTTAATGGAGTAGCTAAATCTTCGGTAGAAGTTTTTTCTAATGCATCTACAGCATCCTCTGCTGCTTGCGTTGATTTTGCATCGGCTAATTGATGAGCCAAATCAAGTTGTCTTTCCAACTCAGTACTTTGACGCTGAAGTCGTTCTAATTCTGCCTGATCCGTAATTGATAGTGTGCCTTTTGATTGAATAGCTTCAATCTGTGAATTCGTATCTTGTAATTGCGAATTCAGAGAAGTAACCTGTGAAGCTGCATCGGAATAGGACTGCTGAGATTCCTGGGCTTGTTCTTTCGCTTCGTCAAAAGCTTTTCTCTGATGATTAACAAAAGCAATCGCCCCAACAGCTGCAGCAGCAAAATATGTCAAAGGATTGGTAGCTAAAGTGGCAAATAACGATTTCGCACCCGCGGCTAAACCTTTGAATGCAGCACCTAACCCTGTTACTCCGGAAGTAGCAGAAGCGGCAGAAGAACCAATGTCAACAATATCATCCGCTAGATCGATACCATCTGCAATATCACCGGTATAGTTCACAACATTTCTAATTGTTTCCTTATATTTGTTGACACCTTCTTGTGCTGCAGATTCTAAAGCGTCAACCGTAGATTGTTTAAGCTTTTTATTATTTTTAAGTGCTTCTCCAATCGCCTCATAATTATCGTCTAAATACTTATCAACTGCATCTTTATATGTGATTTTCTTCGCAGAAGCCTTTGCTGTAAAATCAGCATCACTGGCAAGTGCAAGTGCCTGAACAGTCAATTCATCATTTAACCCCATGACAGCAGATTTCGCCTTAATCTGCTCCATTGTGTATTCACTGATACCGTCCGCACCGATTTGGAAAGCCAGATCGAAAGATTTCTGTTGCCATCCAAGCATATCATCCAACGAAGACAAATTTTTAAATCTTGCACCAGACACGGATGATACGCTTTCAAATAAGCTACCAACTGATTTAAGTGACTTTTCATACAATAATTTGGCTTTATTGATACAATATGGTATGCTTATTTAAAAGATACTTAGGAGGTGCAGTATGTTTAGAGCAAAATGCCCTAACTGTAATCAAGTTGTAGAAGTGAAACTTGGACATTGTACAAATTGTGATTTTAATATATCGGATTTTATGAGAGAGATCGGGTTTTGTGAAGGAAATCAATTAAAAACAGGATATCTCCGCATATGTCCTAAATGTGGTTTGTTGACATCAAATGATGAAGAAATATTTTATTGTAGGAATTGTAACTCAATATTAAAACAAACAAACGAAAAAATATCAGATTTTAATAAAATTATTTGGGACAAATATAATTACAATCCAACACTAGCAGAACGTGATTACATTAATGAGTATGTAAAAGATACGCTTGATTTTAATCTTTATTCGGAACGGATCGAAGAAAGAGAAAAAAGAGAAAGAGAAACAAAACAAGCAATAGAACGTACTCGCCAAAAAAAGGCAGAAGAACAAAGAAAACGGGAATCACTTCATCCTCAACCAAAATGTCCTACTTGTGGATCAACCGACATAAAAAAAATACATTCTGTTGCAAAAGCAGCAGGAGCAGTTGGATTTGGACTTTTTAGCAAAACAGCACGTAGCCAATTCCAATGTAAAAATTGTGGATATAAGTGGTAGTGAAAGTCGAGAAGGAGAGAGACTCTTTTCTCCTTCTCGACCAAGTTAATTATTTGTTTTGTAATCCAAACGTTCCATTAGGTAAATCTTGATAATTTTTAAAGCATTTTTTAATATCTTTCGTTTTCATCAAAATATAAGAATTTATACGCTTATTTTTCCTTTCTGATACATATATCTGTTTCCACAATTCTAATAGACTTTTTAATTCTTCTGGGAAAACATCCTCTTCTTCCATATCAATCTCATATTTTGCTATTGTTGTGTTCAGAGCATTCCTATTTACATATACCAATGTATTATCATCGAGATTTTTAAGACGTTTTGAATCTAAATATTTCATGAGATGTCCTCCTTTATAAAATCTTCCATTTTAATTTTAAATAAATCAACGTAATCATAAATTAAGCCAAAAATAAATGTTTGAATGTTCAAATAATTCAATATATCTAATAAGTTAGAGTCTACATTACACTTGATTGATAAAGCAGAAGCTAAATATGGACGCAAATATTCTTTTCCATCTCGTTTGTATCTATAAGTATTTATAGTACTCTTCGGAGCCATTGTAATAAAGTTATCATATTTGTCGTTTAAATCTAATAATGGATTATATTCTTTATTATGCGAATAGACAAATGAGCAGTTGTTGTCAAACGCTAACTTAATCATACTATCATAAACAATATCACGAATTCGAGGAGAAATACGTTCAGCATCAGCTTGACAAAATGTAGTATATACTTCTATTTCTTTCCTCGGATTGGTATCTGCTTTCTTCCGGCAATTTTTGCGTATATGTAATCGAATATGATCTATACCGGGAAAGGAATCTTTAAATCTCGTCACTATTATTCCGCATAATTCTCGTAAATATGATAAAAAATTTTCATAAATAATTTTCTTGTTAGCGATTTGGTTGAACAAATTTGTAACATCGGAATCATCCATATTTCTATAAAAGTAATCTTTGTAAATTTGCTCTTTCTTTTTGGTGCCTTCTGTCCTTTTATATAGTTCATATTTTACAAAGAAATCTTGAATATGCATGGCTTGAAATTGTTTCATATGGGACATGATATCGTAAAATAAAATTGAAATAGTTTTCATTTTTTCAATAACCGTATTATCGATAAATAGGTATTCACTTTTAAAAAAATTATCTCGATATACAGGTATTTTTAGCGTTGGTCTACAATTAAAAGGTTTAATTGGAAGATAAATTCGTTTATCTTTCTTTTCTAAGTCAGTTAAGAGAACGTCATTATCATAATCGAAACTCCCATCAGTACATGTTTTACGAATTAAGATTTCACAAGAATTAGTTCTTAGATTTAAATGATATATAGAATACCTGTGAAATTCGTTACTTTCGTCTGCTGTTTTATTTTCCCATCCAATTCCAGTAACTAATGTTATATAAGATTTATATGTATCAAAATATGATTTTATTTGTCTATCATGAGTATGACCACTCAAATAAAAATCAATATTAAAATATTCTGAATTAAATAGCCAAGAAGATAGAAAGGTTTCATCACTTTCTTTGAGCCAACTTAAAGGATGATGAGCTGTCATTATAGTAATACATGGCTTAGATAGTGAGTGACGTTTGCTTTGATAAGCATCACGAAGTTTCGATAATTGCGCTAAATTAATACGTAACTTGCGTTTGTCTTCATTCCCCCCATATGATGCCCAAGAAGTATCTAAATTAATAAAAATGATTGCAAATTGTTGTTCATCAATAGCCTCGACATACGATGAGTCTACAATTTTCATACTATTTTGATTAAAAATATTTCTAATTGTATTTGCCAAGTCAATATATTTTTTATATGAAACACAATGATACTCCCAATCTGAAGTATCTATGTTTGGTATCTCACGAAGTTCCCTTTGTACTTCGACTAAATGTTTGTCAAAAGAATGTTGCTTTTTATCATGATTACCTGGAACTATTTCAACCCCTATGACTTTATCACCTATATACTCATAAAGATTTTGAAAAAATTTTTTTGCAACTTCAAAAGTTTCATCAAAGTTAGCTTTATCGATTACATCTCCTGTTATTACTATTATAATATGATTTAAATATTGGCATTGTTTCTTTATATCTTGAAGTAAATTTTTATGTACGTCAGAGTAGATACCATTTCTATTTGTAATATGTAAATCAGATAGATGTAAAATACTGATTTCCATAATTAGTGCCTCCATACTTTGTTTTTATCATTTGCATACAATATCTATTAAAGATTATACAACCAAAATACAAAAAAATAAACAATATTTTACCTTTACCTCCGAATAATTTCTCTCTTCTTGCCAAAACGATGGAAGAGTACACCGGATAGATTTTACTATCATACTTTAAATTTACCTTGGGACGTGCATTCAAGGCTTATTGATTATGGCACCAATAAACCCCAGAGGAAGGGCGCCCTCCCAACACTTCCAGACATTTAGCACCTTTATCCCGCCATTACGAAGTCCGTAATTGCTACTAGCGGATTATATGATGCGACTTATACGCAGTCTGGTTGGCTCGTTGTTGTTGCGGAATATGGTATCAATCCCATACTTTTATTTCATCCACTTCACCATAACGGAATAGCAAGTTCAACGATTTATTCCTCTATTTATTTTAGAACCCTCTTCTCACTGTGTTGTCCGTTGCGCCATCATACAACTTTCTCCACAATAATAGACCCACTTAATAGTAAACTATAAGAATGCAGGGAGGATTTTCCCCGATCCAGGTTCTTGAAGAATGCAGCGGTTCCAATACCGCCAAGCACCATCGGTAATATACCGACTTTATCAACTAATTCGGTTACAACATTTAAAGCAGCAGTAGCTCCATCAACTAATCCCTTTAAGAAATCAGAATCTAAAGTTACAGTTGATAACTCTTGGAACTGTCCTTTTAACCCTTCAAGTTTACCAGACAAAGATTCCTGATAAGCTTCAAACTTTTGCATTGATTGTCCAGATGCATTATCAGCGGTTTCAATGTATTTTTCAACATTGCCCCAATTCTGCATGAGGATCATAAACTCATTCATATGGTGTGTCGTTCTGTTACTTTCACCTTTCGGCTACTGACCATACATAAAGCATGGCGACCAAGAATTTCTTCTTGATTCTCGCATTTCATAATTCGATTATTTTGCGACAATCGTATCAAATGATACGAAGGGGACTTGCGTCCGTCCGGACTCTATCTTCATCCTGCGTCCATTCGCAGGCTCCCTAAAAAAGAGAGGACTTCTCATGTGTGACGTAAACAGATGCATCACTACACCTGTGTATAGTCTCTACGGATTCTCTAATAGTAAAACGTATTTCTATTAGATCCTTTCCTCGGAATTACCCATCTCTGGGCTTTTCCCGATATGGTCACATTCTAATTCTTATTTTAAGGCGCAATTTATACGTTACCGTATATTCGAGCTACACATACTTAACCCGCAAACGCCTGTGATACAGCACGTTGTTGTACTCCACTAAATGATTCCCAACGATTAGCCGTATCAGCCAGTACGTCATCAAAATCACGGAATTCATCCTGTGAATCTCTTAGCTGGATACCAACTCCACGAAGTACAGTCTCTACATTACTCCATTCTGTTACTTTGCCCCTGTAGAAATAAGGCAATATGACTATAATAAATTTATTATAGCGGTCAGGGTTCTTCCAAAAGTGTCTTTACACTTGACCCCAACTCTACCACTTCATATAATGTGGGAATATATGGTAGATCAGACTATCGCATAACCATCGAAATGGTCTTCTTTCATTTAGTCGTTCAAAGTGAATTAGTGTATATTTAAGCTACATTATTAAATTCTATATATTGATCTTTGAAATGGATTTTGTTTTCATCGATAAAGACAGTGATTTTATGACCACCATCGTTGATGTAAGACTTGCAATAATTGAATAAACTCGGAATGTTATCTGGAAAGATATCTTTTTTGGTTATGAATCTTATTATTTTCCAATCATTATTGAAAAGAGTGACATTTCTATAATTCTCGTTTCGATTAAATTCCTTTTCTGTCACATATCCCATACGCACAGATAAATCATGTCCGCTCCCGTCCCATTCTACAGCAATTTTTTCATCTGGGAATGCAATATCAATAACGAAATTCTTAAATGGATAATTCAACTCTCCACCGATAATCTCGTACAATTTGTATTGTTGCTTGGAGCATGTAAAACTTCCATGTTGATATCTGGATGATATGGATTTATGAAGAATTTCTTCGTTTTGAATAGGGAATTCAACCCCATATCTTTTTAGATTTGTTCTTTTACGTTTCGCAATAACATCAGGTGCCATTACATGATGTGGAACTCCATATTTCTTTATATCGGTTTGTTTTATTCGTTCTTGAAATTCCGTTAATTGCATAGGATAGTCAACGCCAAATCGATCACGATTACTCTGTTTTACTTTTTCTTTAACGGAATCTAACATCGATGGATTTGTAACTCCGTATTTCTTCAGATTTCTTTTTCTCTTTTTCTGCTGTACTGTCTCAGATTGAGATACATTTTCGACTCCATATCGATCCTTAATAGTATTCTTTGATTTTTCCTTAATTGTATCAAGCTGAAACACATTTTCAACTCCGTACTTTTCTAAGTTGGTTTCTTTAACTTTTAAACTGGAACATTTTCTACATGCGTTCTTCCCATTTTTGTTCGTTCTTCTATATGAACTATACTGAGTAGAATATGTACATCCACAATAATCGCATCTCACAACTACCAGAACATTACTATTATCTGTCAAATCCGAGACATTTACTTCAAATTCATCACCAATATTTGTCAAATGATATCCTTTATTAATATAATAATTTTTCATTCTATGATTCCATTGGAGGATAACAGTTTTAGATAATAATATATAATCACCTCCTGAGAAAATAAATACACTAATTCTTCTTCCTTGTTGTCCGTCCCACCGGAGTTCCAAGCATACATTCATATCGAATGTAATCATTAGAAAGAAATGCCATAGCGGTTTATGTATTATGCCGCTATGCCCCAACTATTTAGGTCTTCGCCATTATTCTGGTAATCTTTCAAACGCGCTAATTTTATATTCCCCATTCTTGCAAATATGGCATTTAGAGATGTACCAACAGATGCCATACCTTCCTGAGTAGTTTCGCCAATTACAGCAGCGTAGCTTAACAACTGTTTTGTATTAACTCCTGCTTGTTTTGCATTGGCAGCCACTTCATTAAATGCAGTTGCAAGACCGCCAACATCAGTAGCACTTGCCATATCAATTGCTGAGATTTCATCTACGAAGTTCATTACTTCTGATTCTGCCATGTCATAGGATTTCATAGCAGCAGTAATGGTTTTCGTGGAGTCTTCAGAAGACAGATCCCCGATCTTTGAAAGAACGATCGAATCTCTTGCAAGTTTTTGAGACTCTTCAATTGATTTTCCCTGTTTCAGCCATTCAGTTGCACTAGCAGAAACATCAACCATAGTCGCTTTTAACTCTTGCCCTAAATCTGCATAGGTGGACATGAGTTCAGCAGCCCGTTGTTGAGATACCCCTGTGGCCATCTGTAAATCAGTCATAGCATCGTCAACCTGTAAAACAGCTTGAGCCATTGCACGTCCACCATCTACAACGACATTTTCAAGGATATTATAGATTCCGGCAAACTGACTAATTTGAGAAAATGCCCGCTTTAATTCTTCTGTAGTACTTAATCCAGTCATCCCTCTTGCAGAAGCTTCGGATTTAAGCATATTAACTTGCTTTGTGTACTCTGCAAGCTCTGATTTAGAAGTAGCAGCTTTCTGTCTTCTCGCAAGTTCTTCTAAGGTTTCGCCATATTCTTTCGCAGCTTTAGAGTTATTTTTTAACCAGGTTTCAGTTCTATTACCTGCTGTGATTGCATCAAGAGTATTAAAAGTCGTTGCCGTTTTCTTGATAGAATCGCCAAGGTTATCAGACTCTATTTTGGCTTTCTTCATTAAATTGTTATATTGGGATAAGTGAGTTTGAAGTTTTTCATAGTTATCTGATAATACATGATCATTTGGAGCAAACTTCACATTAGTAAAGTCTTTATTGATTTGGTTAAGAAGAGTACGGGCCTTCTCAAGAGTTTTTGTGGTTTGTCCAGAAAACTTTTGTATCGAAGCATTTGCGTTAGAAACGTCCACATCTAATTTATAAGAGTTGACGTATTTTTTCATTTTATCTAAGCTAGACTGTACCTTTTTAATTCCGGATGCGTCTGTATTGACCTTGACCTCGAAATCATTTGAAGTTTGAACTCTTTTCAATAGAGAATCCACTTTAGAAGAATCGATTTCTGTTTTAACCTTGATAGTATGGTTGCCGTTTTGTAATGCTTTTAATTTTTGTTGTGCTTCACTTGTATCTAAATTCGCTTTGACTTTTACTTCATAATTACTCAAAAAATAATCACCCCTTTCTATTGAAAGCTCCCTAGAAAGGAGCATAAAAAAAGATCTAACCATTCGGTTAGATCCTAAATTATTATCAAATGTTTAGTTTTGAGATAACAGTTCCCGGATTTCATCTAAACTTTTGCCGGATTCCACTACCAACTGAACAATTTCTTCTTTCTGTTTTTCCTGTTTTAAATATTCCTGATATGAATCATACGCTATTTTATCTTTCTCCAATTGCTTCAACTCTGTTTTTTTAGCCTTCAATTCTTGAGTTAGATTTTCGATCTCAATTTTCAACTGTTCAATCTGTGAGCTTGGATCTTCTGTCACAAGTTTCTTTTTTCGTGCCATTTGGTACACCTCCTATGAATTGATATTTAAAGTATACCATAGTGGCAGACAAAATAAAATAAATACAGAGCTATGCACGATCAAAATATTTCGACATATGTTTGTCTACAATGTCCGGAACTTCATCCTCTGTCCGACGAAAATATCCGGACTTACCAAGAACACCGGAAACACCTTTTTCTGTCACGTCAATTACTTCAGCACCACTATATGTGCCTGTTGAGTAACTGATTGATTCATCCATATAAGCCGTAAATTCCCATTCTTTCCCGCCACCGGAAACAGGAGTTGCTTCTGGCGATGTCAGCAATGTTCCGGTTCTTTTATATATTTTTGGAGATCCCTGACTATAGTAGTCCATGACATTATCTTCCAGTTTTTCTTTTACTTCATTACGTGCGCCGGTCATTGCACTTGCAAGATCTCTGCTGATAGCTGATTCCAATTCAGCAAAACTATTCACCATTTTGGACATTCAAACCACTTCCTTATTCTGCGTCTTTACGAATTGGAACCACATTCGACTCCGATGAATGAGGATTTGATCCATCTTTGCGAAGTTCTCGCACATATGCTTTGGCGATTTTCTCCACATCACCATTGGTATCAGATACAGTCTGCATGAAATGATTCATGACATCCATGTCAATGCCATTAAATTTTGATATGTCTAATTCATTAATTTTTTTGGAAAGATGATCTAAAAATTCTCCGAGAGAATCACGTCTGGTTAAAATTCTATTTAAATATAGTTGTTTCATAAATGACAGTTTTTCAGCAACGCACTCCATTACAAATCGCATTACCTGTTGAGGGTAAGTCAATACAGTTTTCCGCTTAGACTGCACAAAGAAACTGCAAACCGTTTCGTTTACCTCTTTATTCTGAATGACGGCATCATAGATCACTTCCCCATCTTCAAAATAGATTCCTTCCATGAAGAAGGTAACGATAGCCTCGACTTGTGCTGGTTCTATGTAATATGGACAATAAGCACTTACAAACCCGTCTTCGTCAAATTCAAACTGACGATTCACGATATAATCAATGGCCATTACTTTATCATCAAAAGAGATATTTTCTTTAACTTTCAAATTTTCAATTTTCATATATACAATCCTCCAATAATTTGATATGATATTTTGATGAGAGCAGTCCTTATCTCATAATTCTGAGAGAAAGATCTGGTGAAATCTCATGTTTAGTCAAAAATATAAATGTGTGTACGTACGTGCATACACAAGAATCAGATTCGGCCATATCGAATCTGTATGTGCGCACTGGCGTTCTTTGCCTAAAAAATAGCGTAAAGCATCGTTCATTCCTGTAGCTGTGGATCAGACTCTCGTTTTGAAACACATCTACTGTGGAAACTGCTCTCATCAATCATGCGAATAATAAACCTTAAATTTCCAATAATTATTTTCCCCATCCCACATCTCATACGTTTGATCCCATGCATTATACCGAATTCCCTGCAACTGTGTAGAGGTATGACAAATATGAATATATAAAGATGATGGAAGAGAGTAGTTATGTTTTTGCATCTCATTGCTAATTTCGAATGAATACAATGAATCACTTCCCATTATAATAGAGTCACAATAATTTCTGTCCGAGGGTGCTCTGGGTCATACTCGGCAGAAAGAGTTAGACTTTTGAGATGCTTCATGTCATCGTCTACAATAAAACCAGATACTGTAAATGCATCCAATAAAAACTTCGGAACTTGATTATCTACATCTCGACGAATCCTATTTTCAAAATATACTATTATCGTAACCGTAAAATGTTCTAATTTCTTATTTTCATACCCGAGATCCTGAATAAGCCAGCAACCAAAATCTTTCCATTTTTGTTTAAGGGCATTCATTTGTGGTCTCGGCAATATAAACCATTCGTTAATAGATGGATGTCTCGGCCTTTCAATGGGTAGTTTCTTCGCTTTTGGATGACAGCGAAAATAGAACTTATCATATCGATCAAGAGTATCCTGATCAATTACAATTTTTATTTCTTCCATAAAATATCTACTCCTTAATGGTTGGATGGAGGAGTAGAAGCTTTCCAATATTCCCATGCTTTTTTAGTTTCAGGGGCAAAATAATACCCGATCAGTTTTCCCTTATATCCTTCATCAATCCAAACAGGTTGTACATTTAATTTGGCATAGGTGATAATCTGTTTCAGATTACAGATTTTAATTAAGTTTTTCTCACCATAGACTTCTTTTACATCTTCAAATGACTTGAATTTAATAGTAATCACCTCGCTTGTGTTATTATCGTAAAAAATAGGGCATAAAAATATTGCGGATTGCATATCTTTATACCCTATGTATCAATCCACAATCGATTAACTATTTGCCATGATTCCCGCTGTTTTCATAGCAGCAATCAATTCATTGATTTTATTTTTTAAATCTGTAGTTGTTTCTGTTGTAGCATCGTCTACTTTTCCCATCTGTTTTACTAGACCGGCTTTAGCAGTAGTAGCATTACCCGGAGCCGTTGACATCACCTTATCCAGTGTCTCGATGCCTGTTTCCATATTATTTAATGCTTCTTTTGTAATCGTTTCGTTATCTTGCCAAGTTTTCTTTGTGTAAGCCATCACGACACCTCCTTATATCCGTTTTCCAACTTTTGCCTTACCAACTTTCCCCCTGCCGACTAAGGCAAGGTCATCAGGGGGAATTATTCCCCCTCAACTTCCTCCGGAAGCAGTGTCAGATCGAACAGATTTCCATCATCGTCAACCAGAAGGTCGCATGTAATTGTAACTGTTGCAGGGTCTCCATTATTAGAAAATGCAAGAGACATTGTAGGCTGTGGAACAGCTTTATATGCCTTGAACAGATAAGGAAGAATGTCGTCATCTGTCGTTTTCATATATGTATCTCCGTAAACCGTGAAGGCTCTTGGGAAACTTGTAGACTTAATATTGATATTGTACACATTAGTTCTCTTAGTTGTGTAGAATACAACAACAGCTGTATTCTCGTCCCCTGAAGCAAGAGTGATCTGTTTAGATGATACAGAAGAAACTTCAAACTCTGTTTCCAGATTTATATCAGCAGCATCATATACCCATACCTGTCCCTTTGTCAGAGTATCCTCTGTATTAAGGCTAATCTGGTGAGATGCTCCAATTGTTGCGTTCACTCTTTTCATAACATTAGCAGTATCACTTCCTGTACCACCAGACATCATTTCCCACAGTTTCGGCGTCTGAATTTGTGTCTCAATAGTAAGCGTACCACCTCTATCGCCAGAGAAAGACACTTTCTTCGGATGTCCTTTCCCACCATATGCATATACAGTCTCGCCTGTAAGTTCCTGGCTAGATGTATTAGCGTAGTCTACATAAAGAAATGGGTTTTTTGTTTTATACTCCTGGAAAATCAAGTCAGCAACCTCACGGTTAGCCATCTGCTTTGAGAATAAATTATTTGCCATGAATATTCTCCTCCTTTTTAAAATATAAAAAAGAACCTAGCATACCATTAGGTATCACTGCGTTCCTCTGTCTTGTCATATATATTCGTTCCCCACGCTCCAAAATGGAATGATTTATCCTTATCTCCCCATGCGGCAACACGCATAGTTAAAAAAGTATATTGATCATCAATCTGTAAGCGCTGATATGAATCAAAAAGTTGAAAAACGGTAATATCTCCAACATTAGTCCACGTCAAAGTTTTGTCACGGGACACAACGGATGAAAGAATATTACCGAAAGTCAAATCTTTATTTTGTGCGTTTTTAATTTTATTGAATTTTTGTCTTCTCTCATGAATTCTTGCATAAATCTGTTTACCACGCCGGTTTCTGGCTTTTGATAAATCATCTACTTCGTTTTCATCCGGAGTGATATGTACACGTTGCAAAATAATCTGAAGAATCTTACTATAATTATTTCGATTAATTACACCAAGTCCTGCAAGGTTTCCATCCGAATCATTCTTCTTAGTTAAGAAAGCCTCATACTCCGGATACCAAGAAAAATCTTCAACAAAGAAAAAGTTGAGCGCATCTGTAATGACATTCCGAAAAGATTCATCCATTAAAACAAGGTCAAACTTCGTCGTGTTCAATATTTGTCTTGGAGAAACTTTGATCCCTTTTTTATAAGTCTTATAATAATTTTCAGGAGACATACTTACATGATTCACATAAATGGCATATGTATAGTAGGTAATATCCCAGACTTCATTAATAGTTGGACTTTTTATAGAGCCAATTCCTTCAAAATGTAGAGGACGAGGAGATAATAAGTCACTATAATCAAGCGTCATATCAGTCCCAGCACCTCCTTTATCTTTGGTGTGATATGGAAATCGGAAATAACATAAGAAAGAACCCGGCCATAATACTTATTATTTGGCACGTTTGTAGAAATAGGATATCGATCCGCAAAATTGACCGATCCAATTCCAAAATCCCTGCCAACTGCTTGACTGCATATAAGGCGATTGATTGCCATCATTGCCATGTCGCATCGATTTCCAGCCAATCCCTTTTTTGTAAAATAGACAGATTCTTCATCGGAAAGATCCAAAATATCATGGTGAGAGTAGACATAGATTTGCAAAGAAATATTTTTAATTCTGGAATTGGGAATTAAAGATGCGATAGTCTCCATACAAATAAAAGTACGAGTATCTTTTACCGTTTCTTCAATGTATGGGTGGGTAAAACAATGTCCTACCAAAGTCGTTTGACGTGGTTTCCCATACTTATCAACAGTATAAGAACCCCCTTTCCAATTTTGCTCATAAGAAAAATTAGAGTCATCTAACTCTGGCATAACAAGACGTGTTACAAGGTCATCGTTCATAAAAAGCAATTGTAAGGTATCTTTAAAGGCCCCGAATTCCCAAAGGGGATCATGAATAATTGATTCAGACATGTCATCCCCTCCTTATTAAAATATTCCTTTTATAAAAATTTGAAGTTGAGCAACAGGCTGATTATCAACGCAGGCTTGCAAATAGAAACTCTGATCTCTCAGTGATTCATCATCTATCTGTAATTGGACAGTATTGCCATCCGGTGTGACAAGAATTTGATCTGCGAAATCGGAAACTTGCCACGTCACAGTCAAATCTTCCGGATTGCCCGTTGCTGTTTTTATTTGTGCGGTATAAGTACGTGTTTTATGTAAAAGTAAATCAGTACGGCCATCAATCCAGATTTCATAATCCGATGATGGATCAGGTTCAGGTTCCGTGGCAGCAGGAGTGAAATAATCACAAATTCCTAATTCCTGGTTATCGTCATCATGGAGTTCATCTTGCGTTACCGTAATACGAACCAGACCATTGTCTCCAAAATGAAGAGTAGTAGAGTCATTTTGTGTGATGATATATGGAATAGAATAATCTAAGCTGACAAAGAACCTTTGAGGTGTACGTAAAGAAATGGTGTCAGAATTTGCCTGCAAAGTAAGCATATGCTGAGATGATCCGAGAGTCATAACCTTATCACTATACTCCCCGGAGTTATATTGAGTACTGTTCATATCCTGGCAAGGATATTCTAAAATAGTTCCATCGGAACGCTGCCATTTGAGAGACCAGTTACATTCCGTCAATAAACCTCTCAAATGAATCTCATTTTCATTGTATAACTCCGTACAGATCCAATACTGCTTTGTATTTTCTTGATACAGATAATCACCAATGTGGATATTTGCATCAATCCGTACATGAAACGAAACACGATTTCCGTTAGCAGCACTGTATTTGCGATCATATAATTTGATCGGAAGCAGATCATCAGTATGTGGATCTTCACCTGGAATCCATCGGAACATGCAATCGCAATAAGATGGATCATGCTGAAATTCCAGATCAGCAATATGAATGGCATCACGAATTTTCATATCCCGCATATTGGCTCCGTGAGCAGAAAGACGGGTTTTCATTCTACTAAATCCACTCATATTATCGGCCCCTTTTTAAGACGGAATCGAAGATAGGAGATTTCGGATAGGACAAATTAATCATAAGCTGATCATTTTCTTTTTTGTACATTTCACGTACCTCTTTTACTTTTCCAAGTACATCCTTATTATCATATTTGTGAAAATCAGTTGAAGAAATATGGGCCTGCAACATTTCACCTGTTCTGATAAAGTTAGAATCAAGATAGCAGATCGCCATATAATTCGATAGAATTTCGAAATTCCGGTCAGTCAGTTGAAAGTTGAACGTCTTTAATAAGTCGTCCCGGTCATCTAAATCTTGACTGCATCCGGAAAACATTAGAATCGCTGGCTTCAAATAATCTTGAATAATGTCATATGCTTCATCTTCATCAATCCCAGCGAACCCGTAATCTCTGATCTTCGAGAAGACGCTATCACAGAGATTTTTATATGTAGTGTTCTTATCCAAGATTATCACCACCTTTTTTAAATGGCTTCAGAAAGATCGAACTGAAGTTCCTTCTCAAGTAAATGAATGACATTGATATTTGTCAAAGTTCCAGCTTTAATCATCTGCCGGGTTTTAGAAATAAGAATATCCCTCATATTTACATCTAGCGCAAATTTGATTGTACTCTTAATTTCATCCGCATCTTTCTTGAAAAGTTCTTTTAAATTATTAATCTTTGCAACGTTTTCATAGACATGCTGAAGCCGGAACTTCTGAATTGCACGTTCATCCAGCAGAATGACAAGCGGTTTATTCAGATAACTACGTTTGTAGTTATTCATTTCATTTAGCTCTGCGACTGTCATATATTCAATAGACCCAATCTGATTCCAGCGGAAGATTGCATTCGTGCTTCTTGCCCGGTAAGTCAACCCTCCAAATGTGATCGATTTGACTGGAATGATATCATCCAAGGACAGGCCGACGTCACCAATTTGTACGTCATCGTCAACAGAATCATCTAATTCATCGATTGCCTGAGAAATAGATTCTATAAGAGAAGAAGCAGTAGGAGTAGTGTCCTCTGCCTTTTCTACTTCATAATCGTCATCAGACATTACACTGTTAGCAACTTCTTTTTCTTTGATTTTTTCAATCAGCTTTTCTTTCCCGCAGTTTCCTACAGTTACACCGATTTCTTTGGCATATTCCTTTAATTCACTTAAACTCATAGCCTCAAAATTCATACTTAATCCTCCTTTGATTTCAGCTTATTCCACTGTTGAATGATTTCGTCAAGGCGTGCCGATTTTTGGAACACATAATACGTCAGATTATTATTCCGGTTCCGGCCCTTATTTAAATAATCAATTCCTTGACTTTTAATAAAATAAGCGAGTTTGAAGGAATAACAAAAGAACTTATCTTGATTTCTCATAATTCCTCCATTCTATTATATTCAGTAACGCCAAAAGGCAAAAAAAAGAACGCCAATCGGCGCTACTGAAATCATGCCATTATTCGATTGTGTATTTTCCAAACAGGCTGGAAAGAATCACACCATGTCCAAGTTTTGTCTGAACCTGTGAATCTACTGTCTGGTCATGAGTACCCTGCTCACTCAGGTCTCTTGCTCTTGTATCTCCTTCAAAGTAAAGCTTAATCGGTTTTTCCAGATCTGGAAGTACATAGATAGACTTATTATCTACTTTGAAATCGTATGTACCACGAATGAATGTCTGAGGAATTTCAATCGCAGTTACACCAAGACCAGTCAGATTTAAGAGTGCTCCAGTAGTAGCCATCTCTTCTTTCTGACTCTGAGAAATCCAGTTAGCATCAATTCCTTCAGCAATATTTGCCAGTGCTGTTTTTGTACCAGCAAGTACAACATTTTTCTGAGATGCTGTCTGTACTCTCTGGATCAGTTCCATCATTGTTTCTCTTACATAAGCACCTGTTTCTTTAAATGCTTCTGGAAGATAGGTACCGATTCCGTTGAAAGCTGCGAAAATTCTTCCATCGATTTCTCTCTGGAATGCATTCTGCATGTTTCTCATCATAGTTGCGAGATCAATTGCACCAGTTAAGAATCTTTCTAAATCATCGTAAACATGAATATAGATCCATTCTGTCGGTACAGAGAAAGAGCGTTTTCCCTGTAATTTCTGTCTCTCTGTATCCCAGTGATTTCCAGAAAATCTGGATGCGACAAGCATTCCATCCTGATCGATAACGTACTCGTTTTTCTCTCCGAGTGCTCCGTTACGATATTCTACAAACTGACGATAGAAAGGAGACATTTCCCAAGCCTGTGGCAGGTTCGTAGTCAAAACATTTTCCATTACTGTGAAAATTTCGTTCTTATGATTTCTCCATGCCTGCCATGTTAATTTATCCTGTCCAAGAATTTCGAAGAATGCCTCTCTTACAGCCTGATCAGTATACTTAGCCTGATTCTCGTCTGCGAAAAGGGCTACTCGATTAGACAGACTATCATTCATTAAAGTTGTTAATTCATTTAAGTATCCCATCTTAGACCTCCTTATTTTACAACTTCGATTGTGTATTTCTTCATAACTTCGCCTACTGCATAACCGAAGTCTTCATTCTGTGTTCCAGCAGATCCGATGCAGAACGGGAATCCAACTTCCTCTACTCTGCGAACCACCAGAGCAGAAGTAGATCCTGCGTCTTTTACATATTTACCGCTCTCGAATTTGACATGATCACCTTCTACAAACGGTGTATCAAGATCAAGGTTGTAAACTTTGAATTTCATATCTTTTTCCAGACGGTATGCTCTAAAAGCAACACCAGCCTTATTGATATAATTTTCTTCGTTCTGATCAGTTGCTCTGTATGTTTCATAGTTCCATGCCGGATTTGCAACTAAATACATTCCATCTGTATAATCAGTTTCAGCTTCGTAAACACTTGTTTCGCCTTCAACAAGATCGCCTTTTCCTACAATTGCACCATTCTCAATATCAGATTCACTCTGAAGAGAAAAGCAAACACTGCGAGGAACAAACGCAGTTTCAACTACCATATATCCGTTTCTTGCCATTACTGTTTACCTCCTTATTTGGCATACTTATCAAGCAGGTGTCCATATCTGCTTGTAGTCATGTCTGTATTTTTGTGATTAGAAAAAGTTGTGGAAACTGGGGTATAAGAGAAAGTCCCCTTTGAAGAATTATTCATCATAGATTTGCCAGCCATCAGAGTTAAATCTTTTCTAACTTCTTCAACAGATTTTGAATAATCAAGACGTGCTTTATAAATCAGGAAATCTGCAACTTTGCCAAGTTTTTTAGAGAACTCAGCAACAACTTCATCGATTGCGTCTTTATGTTCCTGCTCTTTCTGTTCAGCGGCAGCAGCTCTGAATGTTTCCAGTTCTTTCATAGCTAATCCATACTGTTCATTTAAAGCACGGTACTGAGCAACCAGTTCTTCATTGGCTTCATCATATTCTTTTTTGATTCTTGCTTCATAATCAGCTAATGCATTCTCTGTAGCTTCGTGGATCGCTCCAGCCATATCAAACTCACTGAATCCATCGGCTTCAATTTTTTCACAAGCAGCCAAGCTCATTTCACTTTTTGCATCAAAATTGATAACCAGTTCTTCTGTTTCCGCCTCAGAAGTAATTGCATAATCGAACGCATAAGCTTTATAGTCTTCCAGATCGATTACATTTACTTTCTCGTCAGTCACATTCAGAAGTCCATATTTCGGACGATCTGTGTCACCAATCTTACACTGTGAAAGAGCTTCAACAAATTTCTTTAATTCCATTTGTGGTACTCCTTCCTTTGAATTCGTATATTTTTTGTATTCATCAAGCATATGTTGAAACTCCTGCTTGAAAGAATCCATTTCATAATGTCTTCCGATACATGCTTCCTCGAAACATGGTTCTACGTCAGTACCAAGGATGCAGGCAGCAGAAAATGTGAATTCATCAATTTCTAAATAGTGATCATCTGTATAATGAGCATTATCAATAGCAATCTCCATGCTCTGTGGATGCTTCTCGTCAAGAATTGTCTCAACTTCCTGATACCTTTCTTTCCAAACAATACACCCTTTCAGCTGCAGGTATTCATGTTTGGTGTGTCCATCTTTTTCTGTAATTGTGACCCACTGCGCATTTTCGACCGCTTCTTTTGTAACAAAACCATATGGTTTGGTAGTCTGTTCAAACTTAATCCCTTCACTGTCGATAATGATTTTGCCGCCGTGAGTTCCAAAATCCTCTTCACCTTCCTTATAAATGAATTCGCCTACAATCGGAATCCCATATAGACTTGGAAGAGCATTATTGATTGCTTCTTTAGAGATTTTTGAATAATTTCGATTCTTTCCGTGATAGCAGAGCAGAATATCAGTTAAAGCAAACTGCTTATTATAGGAAACTTCTGATCCAGATAACTGAAACCGAAACTCTGTATCATACCGTAAGTACTTAGGTTTCAATTCGCACCTCCTCTCAAAAGTTCATATATGGAGAAATGAAAAATGAGCGTTCTTCAAATTTGGAAGATAGTTCATCGATCAATTCCTTACTTTCAATAAACTGATAAACCGGCTGACTATCAATTTGGATTTCCTGATAATCAAATCCAAGTGCTTTCAATTCATCAGCTTTTTCTTTATTTAATACATTGATTAACCGCACGATGACACCTCCTTATACTCGATTGGCAGGATCATTCGTATCGTTTTCTCTGGCACGTTCTCCGCTAGTGCTTAAATCTCCGTCATCAATCTGGTTCCTGCCGGCCGTTCCCTGATCGGAAGAAGACTCGGTATAAGATGATTTCAAAGGCGTCATTAGATCAAACACATCACGGAACATCACTTGCTCTATAGAAATATTTCCCATGAAAGATGCCGGGGACATTCCCATCGCAGCAGCAAGCTTTTGTTTATTCGGCATACTTGCTTGAGCAAGTTTTAACTCAGAGTCGATCACTTCTTGCGAATTAAATGTCGTAATATCTAACAGGCGATATACGAACCGATAGTTTTTATCAAGAAAACCACGGAGTTTCATCTGTAATGAAATCCAGTCTTCAATTTTTCTATAGATTCGGAATACATCGCCACTATCATTTGTGATGCTCAATTTTAATTCGCTACCAGAAGAAGATCCGGAAAGTAATGCTTCAGACACACCGGCTTCTGCAAAAGCCCAGGTTGTTGCATCTGACACCTTATCCCGGTCGTCCGAATTCGTAGAAGAGAACTCTACGGAATCCACATCACCCGGATAAGGAAGAACGCCGATATTATCCTGAATGACTTGTACCGCTGTCTGAATGAAAGGAGAAAGAACCTTATCATCCATAGTCATCTGTCCATCTTTTGTAGGTACCTTCAATACCAACAGTTTATAAGCATCATTAATTGCTTTGGCTTTTGCAAGGTCCTTATATTCGTCAATAAGCATGACATCTGCAATCATCGGGAAAAATGGAGGATATGCATAAAGGAAATCACTGTTATACTTAATACAAAATGAATGTTTAAGTGGAACAGCAATTAAATTACTGGATTGTTCTTTTGCTTCTTCTAATAATTCCTGCAATGATGGAGGAAATTCTGCTACAACAGAAGAAGAAAGTAGAGAACGATTAATATAGAAACTCAAGACATTCCCGTTTACCAATCCTTTTAATTGACAGTAACGAGGATCAAGATAGTAGTAAGATACATCCGTTTCAGTTTCATCTACATATGCATACACAATATCATTCAACATCATTCGATGAATGATATCGTTGATCTGATTTGACATATTAAATTTAGATGCCTGTAACGAAAATTTTAAATAATTCTTCTTGACCTCAGTCTGGAATTTGGGATCATACATCTTTTCATAATATCTTATAGATGTAGGCTCAGTTTCAATATAAAATTGACCTTTTGCCATATTGCTGAAATAATCAATAAGGCGCTTGATATAGCCCGACTTTTGATACATATAGTTCATCAGACGTAAAATATTTTTCCCGTATCGCTCTGGATACTGACACATCAGCAGGATTTGCTTTCTGGAAAACCCACAAATACGTGTCGGGGTAATTGTATTTTTCAGTGATAATTCTGAAATTACCAGACGGCGCAGGGAAGCAAAATCTATAGTCGGAGTTTTTGAATGAACAAAATCCTCAAAAGCTTTTTTATCGGACTGATATAATTCTTCTAATTTTTGTTCAGTAGAGTTTTTCTGCTCCATATTCACCGCCTTTCTACCTATAGATCGATGCGATTGAAGGTCTGCGAGCTAACGATAATGTATGCTTCGGAACTTCAACCTGTTTCTTAGTATAGGAACAAAATTCTACAATATAGTAGATCAGATAGGATAAAGCAGAGAATCTATCCTTATCCATTTTCTTTACAACTCTTTCGATAGAAAGAGAATTATTATTCATATATCTAATCTTTAAATTCGCAATTTCTTCAAACAATAGGTCTGTCTGCACATACGGAAGGATATGCAATGTGGGATCGGATCGGTCTTTTGCAGTAAAATCAGAATCGGATTTCTTTGCTAAAAGGCGAAGACGACCGGAATCTACAATATCAATAAAGTCTGTAATGACTTTACTCTGATTTCCTTGTGCTTTCATATCAAACAGACAGGATTCTGCTTCCTTGATTTCCGGTTCATTACTTGTATTAACTGTATTCCAGCATCCAAGATAATCACCGGTAACTGGATCATAAGCATCTTTTAGTAATTCATCGATTAATCCGGCACCAAGACCATTACCATCGACGATCACCATTTTGGCATTAAAGTCAATTTTCGTTTTCTTGACTAAACATGCCTGTGCTGTAAAGTTCAAAGTATTTGCGACAGAAATAATATTTGGAATTTCAATCGATTTGATTCTGTTAGATTCACGGTTCCGAATAACACGGCCCACGACAATAGAAGATTGATTATTATTTGTTTTTTGAGAACGAGCCACATCGACTCCGATATAGTTTTCCTCTTCATACTTATTGTAATTGACAGCAGGAGAGGTAAGGGTCCTGCAATTAAGCAGTTTATTTACATCTACCAAAGCACCGTCAGAACTTCCAACCCATTTAGATTCATAGTTCTGAGCAAATGCAACAGATGACATTTCCTGTTTCTTTTGGAAGATCTGGCTCTTTGTAGATCCTCGTCCATAATAACAAGGAAGCCACCAGCTAGAACCTAAAACCAATGTTCCTCTCAAATTTACCATGTCTTTACACATCCGAACAGAGCGTTCATATTCGTCAGAACCTTTAAATCCGGCTGTTGTAAAGAAATTGATTTGCTGATTTAGTTCTTCTGGATCAGTGATAGAATATTTTCCAACACAGACACGAGGCACTTCCACGATAGGTTTTAAAGCATCCTGAAAAGTTGCATCATCAATCAAGGCAGACTCTTCGATATTCATCCTTTTCCGACGCTGACCTTTAGAAGATTGAGAATTTGCTAAATTATCTAATGTAGCCCCGTTTACAAACTTAATCGTTGCATCACCTTTGGCAAAACTTGGTTTTGCGATTTCATTCTGCAACATAGGATAGAATCGCATGATTTCTTCATATTTATCTTTGAGAAGATCCGCAGCGTTTTCTTTTGTCTGCGCTGTAAGAGAAATTGTGATCTCTGGATAGAAGATGCAAACTAAGATGGAAGCTAAAACTTCATCAAATGTTTTCCCGTAACCTCTTGGGAAAACACCATAAAATGATACGAAACGTAACATTGCACGAAGATAAACTCGCTGATCTGTATGTAAATTAAGTCCTCCCTTTTCTGGTTTAATTAAATCCAGAAACAGATCAGGATACCATCGAGCAAAGCTACAGAAATATGTCCAATTTTTTATATTAATGCCAGAACCTAAATTCACGATTATTACTCCTCTTGGAATTCGGGAGGAATAGTAATGAATTTCTCAACATTGGGCCGATTCTCCGAAGTTGGATCATCGGTAAAAATTCCATATGGATCACCATAATTGTCAATATATTCTTGCTTTTTCTGATCATAGAAATGATAGATATCAGAATACGAAACTTCCGGCATCCCATTTAAATTTCTTTCATAATTGATATAGCACCAGATAATAAAATCGACCGCATCATTCGGGCGATATTTAAATTCTGGGAAAATGGGGATTCGCTCATTGGCACTTTCAACCGCTTGAAAAATGTCACTAAAACTTGTGATGCCTCCCTGAAGATCTGACTTAGACATTTGCTTCGGAGTCAGTTTAGCATCCTCGGCTGCTTTGGCGGCAGCAGTATACCATTTCTGTGCATCAAGAACATTTCCTTCAGCAGTCGCCATTTCTTCTTTTACCTTAAAACGCACGTAAGTCGCCAACGCTTCTTGATGAAGAGTAGTCTGTACAGAATAGTTTTCAGTAATATTTTTGTACTTATAGTACATATTCCGGTATTCGGTAATAGTGTATCCTTCACCAAAAAGACATACCATTTCATCTGTTACTTGGAAATCATCGGTAGAAGAGGAGATTGGTTCTTCTTTTTTCTTGACAATATTTTGAGCTTTTTCATGCTTATGTAAAATATCTGGATATTTTCTGGAAATAGCATCAAGATCTGTATTGCTTAAATTCGTATTTTGATTTATGAAATTTTCCCTTTCAGAATCGCTATAGCCTTTATTTACATTCTGCCTCATTGCGATATTTTTAAAATAAAAAGACAGGATCTTATCTCCGTGATTTGGAATATCTTCTTTATCAACAAATGGATTTTCCGTCTCAAACTGCATATAGGCACTTTCGAGTAAATTCTTATAATATGGCTTGTCAATTTTACGCAATACGTCATTTAGTTTCAGAGGATCAATGCGATTCTCGTCATCTAAAATAAGCTCAAAGACACAATCCTTGCATATGGGGACCCGACCATCTTGCTGAAAAAGAGGACTGCGACTAATATAAAAATCCTCAAACCGTTTTTCTTTCCCACATCTTTGGCATCGCTTTTTGGGTCTATCCGTTTTTCTTGCCATACTATCACCTGCCTTTGATTTGGAACTCTATGATGTTCTTTTTCTGCTTTCCATTAATCTCGTAACTGAATCAAGATCCTCCATATCGACAATAATTAATTTCCGCATTTCTGGTTCTACATTCTTATGCATAAAGCTATTTCCGCCGTTTTCTGTGTAACTATTAAAAAGCTCCCAAAATGCTTCTGATTCCAATTCCGTCCATTCCAATCGTGGATTTACATCAGGATTTGTATAGTAACGATAAGAGTGCAGCAGTTTTTCCCGGGAACTTGCAAGTTCATATTTCCGGCTACGTTCAAATAATTCATTAATAGAAGCCATATTCCGTTGTTGGGTCTCAGCAAAAGTGTCCTGTTTTTCTTCAATACGTTGAATGGCTTCTGTGAGCTGACGCTGTATTTCAAAACTTTGATTACGGTCATGTATACGTGTTTCTTCACGATCTTTACGTTCCTGATCTAACTGTGCTTCATATTTGGCACGATCTTGAGCATGGGTTTCCTGAAGTTTCTTCACTTCATTTAATGATTTTTGAATATTCTTGTCTCTCAGCTCTTCAGCCTGCCTTTTCTTGAGTTCACTGTCAATCCATTTATTATATTTCTTCCTAAGATAGAAGAAAGCAGCGATCGCAAGAATGATCATTGACCACGACACACCAAAGATTGTTTCGCCTTCTAATAATTTAATTAACGCATCCATTTTTCCCTCCTTTGTGCCTACCCCAGATGTCTGATGGGATAAAACAGATCTTTTATTATATGAAACGGTACCGCCGTGATTCGAACACGGACTACGTTGCCGTAGGATAGCTTAGCGGGCTACTGAGATACCATTACTCCACGATACCAAAACGACATGTTAGGGATTCGAACCCCAGAACCCTTTCGGGCCAACGATTTTCAAGACCGCTTCCTCGACCAACCGGACACATGCCTCGCAAAACACCCAGTAGAAGAGTGTTTCACAACCGGAATCAATCCGGTTATCTCGTCGATGGAGATGGAGTCGAACCACCCGAACCCGAAGGCAACAGTTTTACAGACTGTCCCGCTACCACTTACGGTATATCCATCGAAAAAATAAAGTCGTCATGTTTTTTGATATCCAGAACAGTCAGACTTTTCCATTGCTTGTCAAACTGGATCTTGGCATTTCCTCCAAAGACTGCACAGGTTTTCATGTGCTACACATCCGTAGAAATGTACCGCTATTCACGGATCTGATAGGGCATGATCCTATAACCCCTCGTTTAACAGACGAGTGCTCTGCCAGTTGAGCTACAGATCCAAAGACATTGATGCAATATGCCAGATTTTAACTAGACTGCTTTACTCTGCGCATTTAAGTACTGGCAAGAGGAGAATCCCGGTAGTCAATCGGAGTCGGCAAACCTCATAACTGCATCAATGATTGTTTATAAACAAATAGTATGATTATAAGTAATCTAAATGACTCCGGCCGGACTTGAACCGATTGCATTACGTCCTTGAAAGGGACGTGTCATTACCTTTAGACTACGGAGCCAATAGGGCAGTAGTTCACTGCCCCTTATAATAAGAAGAAACACAATTTATTCTGCAGCAATTACTCCCGCAGTTCTTAAACTTGCAAGTAATGCGTTCAATTTGTCTTTTACATCTGAATCTCCGGCATCTGCAACAGCAGTACCTTTAGATGGAATTTCTGACTTTTTCGCATATGTTGATTCCGCCGTGCTTGTCTGGACATAATTAGCTAAAGCAGAAGCATCGGCCTTAGAAGATAAATCAGTTTTCTTTGCATATGTACTTTCTGCCGTAGAACTCTGCAAATAGCTAGACAAAGCAGAAACATCAGCTTTAGCAGATAAATCAGTTTTCTTTGCATAAGTAGATTCTGCTGTAGATGTCTGCACATAGTTTGCTAAATCAGCACTATCGGCCTTACCTGTCAAATCAGACTTTTTAGCATAAGTAGATTCAGCAACAGAAGTCTGTACATAAGAAGAAAGAGCAGAACTATCTGCTTTATTTGCAAGAGCATCACCTACAGCCTTGGCATCTGCAGCCTGTCCTTCCTGAGTAAGTGTATTATCAATCGTAATATCAGATCCTTCGCCAGATCCTTCAACCGGTTTCTTAACCCAGGTATTACTTGCATTCAGTTCATACAGATCACCAGTTTCTGTAACAGAAGCAGTGCTTCCAACGGCACACATTTCATCTGAAACAGTATCGCCAGCCTGCGCTTTCCCCATTTTTTTACTTGTAGGGAGATCTGTAACATCAGCAACAGTATCACAAATAAATTCTCTACGGGCTTTGCCATGAGTGGACCCATGAGCCTTAATTACTTTATAAGCCATCGATCATCATTCCTTTCCTTTGTCTTGATCAAAAATATCAGAAGTGAGATGAAAGTCTTTTACAGATACGATGACGAAATCGGATTTAGCATACCCGTCTTCATTGATCATTTTCTCAACAAATTCGTCCAGTTCTTCATCAGATTCAAAGCTTACCAGTTTCTGCTCTTTGTCAGTTACAGTAGTCATGAATTGAAATAAAGAGTCAAATTCGCCACGATCTTCTCTTTTTAGTAAAATACAATACATGTTCTCACCTCGCTAAATCACAATACTATCTTTTAATTTTCTGATTTTAGAAGTATCAACTTTTAAATAGAACTTCTTTGTCACGTCTGTTCCGGAATGGTTCAATAATGTAGAAACATCTTCCAGGCTCATTCCAGCATTTTTCAAAAGAGTTGCGTAAGAATGTCGAAAGTCGTGAGGATGTAATGTAGGAACACCTATCATGTTGCCGATTGTTTTACACCAATCACCCAAAGTACCGTTGCTGATACATTTGTCTTTTGTTACATATGGAGTTACAAACACCCATCCATAATCTTCAATATCATTCTGCTTTCGATCTTCTTGCAGCTGCAGGAGTAAATCCTTTACTTCTTCCGAAAAGGACAACTCTACATCTTTCCCTTCCTTTTCAAGTACATGCTCACAAGTCCGATCTTCAAAGTTGATCTGATCCCATTTCAAATGTGCAATTGCATTGACACGGGCCATTGTAGTTAGAGAGAGCATAGCGTATGTATATAACTGAATATCACCGCATTCTTGCAATTTTTCTCTCATACACTGCACCTGTTCTTTGGTTAAGAACGTCTGAGTGACTACAGCCTGCCCCTCTTTCGGACGTTCAATAAACTCTACAGGAGATTCTTTGATTAATTTCTTTTTGCGTAAAAACTTATAAAAAGCGGAGATAGAAGACATGACCCGCTTCTGGCGGTTTACATTATTTCCCTGTTTCTTACGCCAATAATAATATTCTTCAATATCTTCATCGGTAGCCTCTAATACAGATAAATTAAATTGATAGTCATGCATATAAATAAACCATTGCATCAGATCGGAGTTATAATTCATAATGGTTTTCGGAGAGAGATCCCGGATAGACATATCAATCTGATATTTATTGAATAATCTCAATGTCTCAGGATTGATTTCTTTTTCCTTTTCTTTATCAGCCAGACAAATCCGTTTACTTCTTTGCGCCATAGGACCTCCTTTCTGATCTAGTGAACTACCCACCGTCTAAAGCTAGTGGGATTGCGGTAGCCTTATTTCAAATGAATCTGCAAGCTGTGACACCTGCAGATCCGCTACAAATTATTTTTCATTCGTATTATTATCTTCGAGCGTTTCGGATCCTTCTACTGGATCGTCTGTAGGACGCTCCGGATTTTTGTGCTTCTCAATAAAAGTCATCACTTCATCTTTTGAAAGCCTACCGTCACGCAACATATACAAAACTTCATCTGCAATCTGCGCAAATTCTGTGATAGACTGATTTTTATATACCGCAAATCCGATGAATATCAGATCCATAATCACTGTTACTATGGCAGTAATCTGATCTTCCTGGAATTCAATTACTGGCTTTCCCATTGCTGTAAGAACCGAATTAACGATTACAAGCAATACCATAACGATTGATACCCAGGTATGCGGTTTTATGTTTTTTAAATTAATTTTCATAAAAATCACCTTCCTATAAGAAAAGAGAAAGAGAAGACAATACCGAGAGAACCCCGATACTGCCTTCTCCAAGAAGAAAAGAATTGCTATGTGTTATAAGAATTTCATAATTTCGTCCTCACTCCGGCATGTCATTCCAAAATGCATACTACCTGTCATCATAAGAACATAAGAATTCTGGTTCTCAGGATCGTTAGAATCGATCTCTACAATTTTAGACTGAGAGAAAAGAGTGATCCCTTTATTGATGACATCGAACCATTCAGATCTAATTTCGTCGTCAATGTACACGTAATCATGGAAATAAATAATAGACTCTTCCTTGGTGAGTTCAGATACAGAAAGAATCATCTCCGTATCAATATCGATTTGATAGATGCAATATTTATCTCGATCAATTTGCACCATATCGACATCTAAATTGTATTCACCAAATAAAATGCCGAGGAATGAGTTTAGATTTTCTGGATCGACAAGCAAGGTTACAGAAGTTTCTTCTGCTTGTTTCAAGATGTGATCAATGCATTCTTTGTAAGTATGAAAATTCATTGTGGTCAAAGAATACACCACCTTACTTATTTACAGCTTCTTTAAAAGCTTTACCAGGTTTAAATTTCGGAACTTTAGCAGCTGCAATCTGCATCGGTTCTCCTGTCTGAGGATTACGTCCAACACGTCCAGCTCTTTCAGCTACTTCAAAAGAACCAAATCCAACAAACTGAATTTTGTCTCCTGCAATCATAGCGTCCTTAATTGTTTCCAGACAAGCATCAACCATTTTGGCTGCCTCCGCCTGTGTATATTCTCCATCTAATTTTGTAGCAACTTTCTTTACAAATTCGCCTTTATTCATTGATTTTTCTCCTTTTCTTTGATTTAATTTAATGTAATATCGTAAATACAATCCAAACCATCATCATTAATAACGGAAACTGTCTGTTCTGGATCGTTGACTTTACGAATGGATGTGGCATAAGAATCACTTCCGGAAATACATCCGGACTGAATTACTTTCACATTGGAATCCGTCTGATATCCATTTGTATGACGATGACCAAGTAAAATAATGGATGGTTGTTTACCATACATCATTGAAACGTCTCTGGCAACCGTATTTGGATTGTCTTTATGTCCATGAGTAGCTACGACCAAATGACCACGAATATTGAACATGGCGATTTCCGGATCCTTTGTGTTCTCATGGATATAAACATTCTTAATATTTTGTAGTCTTGCAGATAGATAGAAAGGCAGCAGTAGATCCATATTCTCTCCATCCAAAGAATCCTCTTTCTTTGGTGAAATACGAGAATGGTTTCCAGGTGTCACATAAATATGTACCCCGGTAAAATGCTGCGCCAACTCTTGAATCATTAATGCAATTAATTCACTGGCAGTTTTAAACTGCTCGATTAAATCCATATTGTTTTCTAAGCGCAAATTATTGTGGATAATACCGGATAGAATTTCTCCGATGACCAGATAACAATTTTCTGCATGATGTGTATTGCGAATAGAAATGATTTTATTTAGATAGCGATTCAAGCGTCTCCTTAATACTTCTTCATCGAAACGATTGAATCCATTGTCAATTTTAATTCCTGTATGGATATCAGTAAGATGAGCTAATAGATCACACTCTGTACGTATTATCTGCATCTCTTTATCCAGAGTAAGAGATTCTGTTTCTTCTGATATCACACGGCCCACCAAATCAAGAAAGCTCTCCCTGCGGGCCTGCTCACGAATCAATCTTCGATATTCATTCCGTTCATCCCGGACTTTGACTTTTTCTTTCTCTAACTCCCGGCGTTCCTTTTTAATTTCTTCCAATTCGGCCTGTAAATCAGGAGTTTTGGTATGGTATGCATCCAGCATCGCATCAAACGATTGGCGCTTTTTCCGGTAAGCACTTTCTGAATAGTGTTTCTCTAATAATTCATTTAAAATATCGGCTACTTTCTGCCACGATCCGATCAACTCTTTGTCACCGGTGACACGGTAAATTAGCTCGTCGTCAGTTTCACCTTCATATCTTTGATACTTGTAACTAATAGAAGAACACCCCTATCTTATTCATCCGCAGGAACTTCATTGTCCTGCTTAATCGTGATAGATACACCGTCTACATGATTCCAGTCTTCTAAAATCTTGCGGATGTTATAGGTCTTGGTTTCATCCTTCGTGTATTCCGTTACAGTTTCATCTTCTAAATTAATCGTTGCATTTTTTAATGAAATACTTTTTGTTCTCTTCAATTTTTATTATCCTTTCTTTGATTTATTCTTCGCCTTCGTAATATTCTTCGTCCGGCTCCGGTATCTGAAAACCAATCGCAGCTGTAGATCCAACCTCTTCACCGCCGTAGAGATCCTGCATCTCCTTATTGCCTTTTGCGATATGCCTGCTCGGAATTATTTTTAACCATTCCATCCAGGCGGCGATGACTGTTACGAATTCATCTACTAATGGCAATACGCTGGCAAACAGGACACCAAAGATAAATAAAAGAATTGTTTTATGTTCCTTCATACGCACATACCTCACAGCGAAATTTTTGTGCCGTAATTCACAGCAACAACTTTAGTAGTTTTTAATTTTGCCCTTATTTCTTCCTGCAAATCTTCTTTAAATTCCAATCGGGCAGTCTTGTCTGAATGGACTAGATAGATTTTTTCACAGTTGATAGAAGAGTAGTAGTTGAGCAAATCCTTTCGTTGCATATGTGAACTGAAGCTATGCAGATCAATGATCTGACATTTATTCTTGATCGGTTTCCCATTAATGGAAATCGTTTTTTGATTTTGACTATTCTTGATTTTTCCCGCAAGCGTATCTCCGCCAGCATATCCGACAAATAAGATGGCATCTTCTTCACGGGGAAGAATGCTTTGTGTCCATTTGATACTACGACCAGCAGTCAACATTCCTGATGAACTTAGGATTACTTTAGCTCTTGGATCAGAAACGGCAGCCTTACTTTCTTCTGGGGAAATAATGCGTTGTATATTTTTCCACTGCATCATTTCATCAAACTTGACCTTTGCTTCGCCTTCAAGGATTTCGCCGTAGCAATCCAATAGCCGATTCGCAAGGGGACTATCTACCAATATAGGGATTGAAAAATTCGGATCATTTCCCCATATTTGATAAAGCTCCCAAAGAATAAATGGAGTCCGATCTAAAGAAAAAGTAGGAATAAGTACTCTATGGTGATTTTGAATACAAAACTGATCGATTACAGTCTTGATCTTTTCACGATCTAAGTTAATATCCTTTTTAGTCATAGATCTTGACCGATTTCCATAAGTACATTCACCAAATACAATATTGCTGCTTGTGATTGGCTGAAAAGGTTCAACAAATACTTTGCGGTCTTCAATCATTGGATTCCCTAAATCAGAAGTAAATAGGATCTTTCTGGTATGCGACCCTCCATTGATATACAGTTCTGTTTGACAAGAACAAAGAATATGTCCTGCAGGAGTATATCTGATGCTAACATGTTCATTCAGCTGAACTATTTTGCCAATTTCAATTTCTTCTATATGAGAAAGTACCTGATATACCTGCTCTTCTGTATAAAGAGGAGTGTATTTACCATCAGAACCTTTCGACTTCAGATTCAATGTCTCGCAATCACGCTGATTGATGTATGCACAATCCAGAAGCATTTCTTTTAAAATGCGTGTAGATCCACAGGGGACAATAATTCTGGCATGATCATTTCCTCTTGCAAATAGAGTGGGAAGGATTCCGACATGATCCGTATGGACGTGGCCTATAATGACCATATCAATTTCTTTAGCTTTAATTTTTGACATCATTCTGGAATTTGCCCGGTAATTTTCCAATATGGTATGGTTATCCTGAATCATACCGAGTTCAAATAAAAGTGTTTGTCCATAGCATTCAATTTTCGTGCAACTGCCAGTAACACCTTCAGCATTACCTCCGATCACTTCAATCGATACTTCACGTTTCTTTTTGCTGATGGTTAAGTCCCACCTTTCTGTCTGTACTGATGTGTCTTATAATGACTCTGCTTTATCAGCATAATAGTCCTGGATATAGCGTTTACCGGCGCAACCACGAGTCCGATAGTATCCAATATGATATCCCTTCCGATTCACGAAACCACGGGGAGTATTGCGAATAACTCCCGCATTCAGCAGCTTTTCTAAATCGGATTTACTGATTTCTTTTATAAAAATCGTCCCTTTCTGTATATATTCCCTGTACAGGGTGAAGTTGAGGCGACAGGATTTAAACCTGCGATCTCACGGTCCGTGAGCTACTCGGAAATTACCGAGCATCTGATATGCGGAACTTATATTCCGTAAATTCAGGGTGTGCCCATGACACCAATACTGCTTTTACACAGCTACTTTTATAATATAGGGGGTCTTAAGCTTTAATGGGTTAAGCTCGTTTGTTATTTTATTTTTTGCAAAATAAAGACGTAAAATATTAAATGCGCCGACAGTATCTGCATTCCAGCAATATCCAGAATCCTTGTAAAGTCCTCGTTCTACGCGATTATTTTTTTCGGCTTCTGATTTACATACTGTTTTGGCGAGTGGGCTTGTCTGGCTAGAATATGCTTCGTTCTGTTTGATGAAACGAATTCCTTTCAATGCGAGTTTATACTCCAACATGATATAGAGTTTCAAATAAGGCAATGTATGAAATTGCTGATTTATTACATGCCCAAAATCTTTTCCTTTACGAATATTTGTAAGGTCTCCAATCACGACTGTATGAATAGCATGATCTTGACAGTATGTTACAATGTATCGAGTTAATTTATGCAAATAATCATGAATAGCATGATTCCTTTTTCGATACATCTTTTTAATGCGTTTCGACGCCTTAGGATATGCCATGCTTTTACTTTGAGTTTTAGCCCATTGTGATTGTGCCCTTGAAATTTCTTTATGAAAATAATGACATAAAGACAGATATTTTCTCCCGATAATGAAAGAGTTATTACTTGTAGAATCATAACACGTCATAAGGTTATGAAGTCCTAAATCAATAGAAAGATAATTTCCATTATCTGGAAGCAATTCGATATTTTTAATTTCATAAATGACAATAATATTGCAAATACCATTTTCAGGTGGATATAATTTTATCTGTTTAATATGATCCATACTCTTAAAAAACAAATTTTTAAGATAAAGATAGCTGATATGGATACCATATTTTTCAGACATATGATTCATCAATTGTTTTGACAAAGATAATCGAACTTGTTCCGAATGATTCTCATGGTTGATCCCTTTTTGTATATAAGTTATAGGAATCCCAGATTTTTTGTATCTTGGAGGTTTGGGGTTTTCGATCCCATGGGACTTTTTAAGTGCATAAAAAGATTTCCAAGATTTATCAAGAATCTTACATACTTCCTGCGCAGATTGAGCAGGTAATTGTTTATACCAAAAATTATTTTTATGAGCTCTTTTTTGATAATACCAATCTGGATATTCTACAGGCAAGGAAAGTTCTTTATAATGATATCTTTCATAATTACAGATATTCCACAGTTTTGATGCCGCATAACACATATGACCAATAATATTTTCTTCTTGTTCTGTTAAACGGATTGTTGTTTTACGTGATAACAACATATCTACAATACTCCTTTGATAGTTTGTTATATTGGATTACGAAATTAAATTAATAATAGTAGCAACTTATATTTTGTGCCAGAGAAATATCCCTGGCACAAAGCTATCTATTCACTTTATCTGTTAAGCTACGTTTTATTTCACCACGCAGCCGAATTTTTGGTGTTGCTTCTATATCCCGTAAACATCCTTTCATTTGCGGAATTTCATGCTTGGCAACAATATGTAAACCTGAAAATAGTTTAATCACTATTTCTTCGGTCGAGGTGGTGGAAGATAAGCATTCGACCACATTATCCTCTACGGCATTCAAAATCTTCCGTACCGTCGATGCTGGGATCTTCTGAGATTGCGCTACACGTTTTACTAAATCTTCTTTGGTTATAACCATTCTCAAACACCACCTGTTCGATTAGTGAAAATAGACAAGTCTCTATTGGTAAAAAATAACATATTTAAACTCCTTTTGAGATTGTTATTTGGGCGACATGTCTAGGAGTTCGTGTCTTCTCCCTTATGCCACATTTCAAAATCGCCCATTCCGACCGCACTGGCGGTCGTTTTCTCCATTTTGGCACTTTTTCACAAAAATGGATTTTGACCGCAGACACGGGCGTTTTATAGATAGTTGAGATAATTCTAGTGTTAAAAATTTAACGATATCTTCCCCAATATCTTCTCTTATTTTCTTTATCTTTTTTATGCTGGCATATTGCACAACGGTGGCTTTTAGATCTCGCCGGGACCTCAAACCACTCTCCGCAATCTACGCATTCCACAATCTTTGTGGCAGGAATTTCTAAATTCTTCTTTAAATTCTCCACTATGTACTTTCCATAAGCAAACCAAAGCATCTGCTTGGATCGGTGAGGAGTCTTGTACAAGTAATAAACCAGCATATCTGCAATGGTTTCATTTGAATATCCAAGATCAGTAAACTGCATCCGGATCTGACAGGCTACATAATGCAGATTGTCCTCGTATTCTTCTTTCATGTTTATCATATAGCGATACTGTTGGTTTAGTTCCCGGTATAGTTGAGATACTTCTTTAGAACAAACAATATTTACATTCCCCATCATTTTTTTATAATCAATTGTTCCGAGTTTCAAACCTCTGGTATTAATACGTGTATTTGGAATCTTCGTAAAAAGTTTATTTACAAAGCTCTGATTTCGAGGTTCAACCTGTTCTGGCTTTTTATCCTTGGCATATTCAAAGAATGCAGGAAGTTTGCGGTTTGTGTAATAAGAAATTTCTTTCCCGATTTCTTTTGGAAATTCTGGTTTATATAATGTTTTGGCGTAATCGATAACAAAGTTGTCCTGACAACATAACCGTTTTACACAGTCAATCGCCCTTTGTTTTTCTTCCAATGTTCCAGAAACAAATACTTCATGGTTCCAGATCTTCGAAATATGATTACTGTACATTCCAATATTTCCGCCAACAAAAGCAGCATGAAGCCCTTTATAAATATTCTCTTTATTCAATGTGGTAGACTCTGCTTTCATCATATTGTAATAAAGAGGAACAATCCCATTCATGTTACGCTCTGCGATAGATACAAAAACTGGATCAGTTACAACCAGTAATTTGTCACCATCCACATCAAACTGTAAAATCTTGCTTATCAAGTCATGCGTACTGGTATAAATCCCATTTGTAGTAAACCACCTGCGGATTTCCGCAGATCGTTGTCCATATGCCTGATTTGCGATATTGAATCTCACCGCATGTTCTTTATAAAGATGCGGGCTACGCAGACAATCTACCTTTTCCGCCTTGCGTGTCAGCCAACAGAAGACTTCACCATCTTGCAGTAACCCCGCCGGATTTTCAATGTGTCCAAACCAATATTCACAAGCTGCGTAGAAATCAGGTAATACAAAGGTATATTTCCCTCCAATCTCCAATTTCCCACTACGATACTTTTTCAAGAGACTATCCTTAATTTCCCTCAGCATATCCGTTGCATAAGAATCGTTCAGTAATGCTGGGTAAATTTTAACCGCTTCCTGAAATGGCGTCGGATGTAAATTGTACGGAGTAATTCCTAAAATATCTTTTATCGTTTCCTCGGAATTGCAGATATTCCGGATGCGATTTGCTGATACAGATGTCAACTGCTCAATTTCTTCATCAGTAATATCCGTCAGTGTCTGAAGCATCTGGTAATTGATCTTTGCATTCTTGATCCGGTCTTCCTCGATATTGCATCGACCAGCAGTACATCCATATTGCTTGAACCATGTTTTATATTGTTCCCACGAGTCGTAGTATTTCCTTTCTACCCTCGGTTTCCCGATATTTATTAGGGGAGTAGACTATCTCATCATCCAATGAATTATTGGATGTGTGGCGCTTCCAAATTAAGAATTTCACTTAAAATGTACGGGCTTCATAAGCATATTCGTCATTGAACTAAGCTCGTATGCCCTAGTCGTTACACCTTCTTAAGTCTTTCGGCTTAAGCTTGGCACGGTATCTGCATGTAATAACTATAAATGATTATAAATTTGTTTTATAATATCGTCAATTTTACTTTCAATAATATCATCATACCGGATTTCGAATAACGGTATTTTCTTTTTCTTGCAATATTCTCTTTTTTGACGGTCTGTGATTTCGCGTTGCTGTCTCCCGAAATCTCCATAATTATCATCATAATGTTGTGGCCCCTGATATTCAATTAGTGCAAGAATTCCTGAGTTGCTATCTAATATCCCAAAATCAAATCTTAACGGATAATCTTTCTCGCTTTTTAAATCATCAAACTTTATTTGTGTGTCAAATGAGATTTCCTTGTCTATTAATATTTTTCTCATTAATTCCTCACCCTTGGAAATTAAACATCCACAACTGAGCACTTTCCCTTGTACTAAATCACATCCTTTGACTGTTTTCATGGATCCGCATTTACATGAACACAACCATTGAGCGTATTGCGACCCATCAGAACCAACATATGTGCCATCCCTAGATAAAACAGTTAATCTCCCAAATTTTTGACCAGTTATATCATGTGTAAATCGCTGTGAGGATGACTCGCTCTTTAAGCAACCACAACTTTGTGTATATCCTGAAGTCAAAGCTTTTGCAGATACAACACAAACATTTCCACAATCACACGAACATTCCCATAATACTTGTTCTGATTTGTTGTATGATGCTTTACGTAAAACAGTTAGTCTTCCAAATCTTTTGCCTGTTAAATCCTTTATAAATAATTCCGATGTTTTTTCGCTTTGATAGCATCCGCAGGATGAGGTTAATCCACGTTTTACACTGTAGGGATAAACAGACTTTATATTCCCACATTCACATTGTACAATCCATTTTTTTGAGTTATCTTTATCGGGACACAAAAAGGTTAATCTTCCAAATTTTTGTCCCGATAAATTCTCATGTCTCGTTCTTCTACATCCACAACTTTTTATATGTCCACCTAATAATTTCGAAGGCGATACTATTTTATAATTTCCACAAATACACTTGCATTTCCATTTTATGTAAATGTTTCCATTAGATGCTTTATGTTCAATCTTATCTGTGACCGTCAAGTCCCAAAAAATTTTTCCAATCAAATTTTCTGTATATATATTTATCAATTCCAATCATAGTGTATTTCATTCATAGTATTATTTAGCGTTTACCGTTAGCCGAATTATCGACACCCTATATTTATAGGTTCACCACATTTTTCAATACACATTACTGTGTAAAGGCACTATATTTAATGCATTTTAAATTGTGACTTTGTAAAAATTACTTGAATATCATCATTAATGATATTCCATTCTTTCCCATAAATATCCTTGATGACCGGGGAGTAGTTATGCTCCTGAATGAACCCAACGAAATCGAACACTCCGAGAAGACCTTTCACCCAACTTAAACGCACCATAGTATTTTTTTGCGGGACCCCGAATGCCATCGGGAGAATCATACCGGCCCCATCCGTATGTGGCACAGGCACATAATCCGTTTTCCGGGTAATTGAATAATCCTTCTCGTCAATGAAATCGAAAGTTCCCCATACCTGCGTTTCAAAATCATCAACGACAATGCACCGGTCGATATCAAATTCCTCCCACAAGTCGGTTGCAGAGTTGCTCAAAGCAAGGTAGGCTAAGTGCTTGTTTATATTGTTCCCGCCGTGAACGTTAATCTGCTCTATCGTCAACCCACACATGATGGTTTTCTCGATTCGGTTCCATGTACTTTCTTTAATGAAAACAGCTTTTTTCTTTCGGATCTGACCCGCTGAAGAAGTAAGGTATCGGTATTTCTCACCATGATACCAGAACCCGTAGTATGAGATATCCTTAAAAATATCAAAGTAATAGATCTGGACTACCAGTAAATCATCCGTTAATTCATCTTGTTTCACTCCAATTGTCCGGGTTAAATACGATTCAAACACAGAAACCACATTTGCATCGGATAGATCCTGTTCCCGCAACACCCGCCGGTGATCCTTTCCATCAGTCAACTCGTTCTGTTTCATACGATTTTTTAGCAATGTAAGCAACTGCATTTTAGATTCTTTTGCCTTTTCTCTCTTATGATGAATCAGAGAGTTATAGAAAGCATATTTCTCAATGAGTTTCCAAGTCTCCGGAGTTTCCATTACCTGCGAATATCCATCATGAAAATCTTCAATTGTATAAAGATTCCAATGTTTTACTTCTTCCTTTGAGAACCCGACTTTCACCAGATCACTTTCCAGTTCTGTGCGCTTGTTTTTGACGTAGTTTCGTTCCTGTCGATACTTACAGTTCATATCATGCAAATACTTTTCATGGTTGCTGTAAAAATGCCCTGTATCAACGGAGTACATATCAACCTGCTTATCGAGAGCCATCTGCATCCTCCTCCCACAGATTATTCATAAGAAGATCATACAAATCTTCCGGAGTCCGGAGAGGAACCATACGATTATTCATTACAACAAACCCATCCTGGTATTTTGTTCCAAAATCCAAATCAAACAAAAAATATGAAATCCATTGATTCTCGTCATCGTGGAATATGCGTTCCAGCAAATAAATTAAAAGGTAGTCCTGATCGGATGGGAGAATGTAGCCATCGCTTCTGTATTCTGCGAGAACTGTATTCATCGCATCAAAAAAAGAATACTGTCGTTGAATGCCGTGCATTAATTTGAGAAACAGTTCTTTTGGACATGCTTCTTGTACGAAATCACTATAAGTCATGTGTCCTCCTATATTTAGTTGTAAAAATTTTGAAAAATAAATGATATTGATGTTTTGCCGTGTTTCGTTTGCCAGCCGAAAACACTTATTCAATCCACACCGCTACAGTGCGATCTTTCGGAAGGTATCGGGTATGCAGCCGATCATGCTCGAACCGGAGCAGGTCCCGTACCTGATAACAAAAATATGTATATTCGGTATGCCCTTTCCGAATTTGCCGGAGTATATCATTGATCCAAGCTACGTAATACTGCCATTCGGTAGCACCGTCGTATCTATCCGGAGGTTGATCCGGATCGTAAGATCCTTCTCGACCTTTCCCCTTGTAGAATTTCTTCTCAGTAGAAGGTTCTACCATACTCTTCATAAGAAGAAAGCGTTGTTGCCACTGAGCATCCGTCATATGAGGAGAGAAAGTAGCAGTGGTAGACGGTAAATCAATGTACCGAGCATCTTTTAAGTCTTGAATTGTTAGTCTTCCGTTGTGCATAATTCTTGTTTTGCATCCTCCTTGATTGTTATTGTAGTAGGTTGAATCCCGAAAGAATCCAGATACGGATCAAACGGGGATAAGTCCAGTGGAGAATATCCGTATTCCTCTGCCAGTTCCGGTTTTTTATTTTTATAGAGATAATAAAAGTCATTATATGATTGGCATTCCCTGTAAAGTTCCAAAATCAGCTCCGGATCTTCACGGTATTTTTTCGCACCGCCCACAAAAGCTTTATATCGCTTTTTCACAGACTGATGTTTTCGGCGGGAGTCCTCCCGGATCGGCACTGCCTTGATTGTTCTCAGATACTCTTCAGCCGTTTTTTCGATTTCCTCTCGATCTCGAAACCTTCCATAAAAATGTCCTACAACTTGCTGACTGTCCGGATAGCGGCACTGACACCGATATACATAAATCAAATTCAGATCTTCCAGTGTATAAATGTAGTTCCGCACTGTTCCCCGGTTGAGATTCCATCGTTCTGCCATTTGCTCCTGCGATAGATGATAGGCTTTCGTATCAAATCCGATAGAGAGTAATAGCTTTCCGTAGAAATCAAATAACTGGAACGGCCGGGAATATTTAGCGAAAATTTTCCGAAGATCCGATAGTAGTACCCGCACATAATAATTTTGTGATGTATCAATCCAAAGAGAAGAGCTTTTTACAATGTATCGATTTTTTCCCTGCGAAACTACCTCAAACTCTTTGTTCTGGATCAGTTCCTCTATTGCATCAGAAATGTGCGACATTAAATTCATGTCTTTGGTTTTCGTGGAAACGGGTTCTCTTTGTCTAATAAGAAAGAACAGGTCTTTTGCAGAGAAAATAAATGTATGGTTTTCGCCCCTCAAAAAGTACGTCAATAAAGTTTTTATTGTTGAAGAATAGCCAGAAAACTGGTTTTCTGTATATATAAGAACATCTGCCAT